GACTTGAGATTTATCACGAGGAAACCGACTCGGTTCTCGCCTCTTATCAAGAGACGGATGACTCGGATAATTGATTTGTAGTTTGTTTATTATCGACCAAAGGTGCTAAACCACTTGAGTAAAGAGATAACAACATGAGAAACGACAGAACCGCAGGACGCATGAAAGATTTAGCCATTGATCTTGAAGAGATGACCTTCAGCGTGCAGGACTTTAAGTCCTCTGCATCGAAGATGGTTTCTTGCATCAAGGAAATGGATATCATTATGCAAGAGATGCCTGAAGTCATCGTGAGCGAAGATCATTTCGGGGATTGGGTATCTTGCAGTAACCGCATCCTCGATATGATCGTTCGTCTCAACAAAGAACTGAAGATGAAGGGTCTCTAAGACGAGGCAAGACTTAGATTGCGTTTATCAAAACCATATCGGTAATAAAACTTTTTTAGATACTCAAAGTTATCAGCCTCTGTGCTGATTTGGGACTTGGCTTTTAAGGTGGTGTACACCATCGCCTTCACCAACTTCCCACTATCCGTTATGATGTCCGTGCTAGACCGCATAGATGAAAACGGATAGCCCTCTTGCTTATCCAATGCTTTCAGGTCATCGAGGGCGATGTTGTAGAGAACTCCCTCTACAAAGTGATCCCCTTTAGCCTCTACAGAGGGATACCCGTCCTTAAAACAAAGACAGAAGTCTTTTAAAACAGCGAAAGAATAAAACTGCGTGTAGGGATACATCTCCATCATCGCGTTTGTATCTAGGTTTAACCCATACGCAAAATAAAGAAGTCTCATGGTTCTTTCCTAGGGCGAAAGGTTTTGCCCTCTTGGGGGACAAAAGGTGGCAAATGGTACTCCAAGTATAGGATGAATATCCGACCCACAAACAATCGGTCCAAAAGAAGCACCCGGTGAGGATAATAAAACCGAAGGTGCAGATAAAGTGATGTTCGCTGTTCCCGTCATCACGACAGATGTGGCATTTACGGATACTACCAACCCCGCTTGTATCACCACACCTCCCGCAGGGGCTAAGAACTTGAATCCCGTGGGGTCAATCACTTGTGTGTTGGTGCCAACAATGGTGGTGTCCGTACCCGCTACAATCGTTTTTGTTTCCGTCCCTGAAGCAATCGTTTTGGTGTTGGTAGTGACACCCAAATAGGTCTCTGTTCTTCCTCCAAACACATTCAAATAACTATCCGAAGGACCTGCACTACCTGATGCAGGATTGGACGCTATGGTGACTGATCGAGAAGCACCCTGAGCCGTATTGAAGTTTGTCGGTCCCGATACCACAAGGTTGTACTCCCCCAATGCAACCTGTTTCATCGACTGTGCCGATAACTCCATACCCGCCCCCGTGTTCAAAGATAACTGACTTTGACTCGCTAGTCTAATCTCTCCCGCATTTGAGAAATCTACCAAGGGTGCCTTAAACTCTATCGCCACATTGCTCTGAATACTCACTCGCTTCTTACCCAATATGGATAAAGAAACCTCTTGCCCATTTTGGATACTTGTTCCGCTGGCGGATAAATTTATGGCTCCGCTCGCAGATGTCACAGCCAATCCCGTGTCCCCACTCAAGGATAAACTCGACCCTCTAACGGATATCTCACCCCCTGCATTAATCGCTACCCCGCCTTTGGTTAAAACCTGAACGGCATCAGGGGCAGGGGATGAAATGAACGCTCTAAACTTGCCGCCCTTTGTGAGCGTTATGAAGGTGTCGTCCAATGCCTCCACTATCGGCTTTACTCTTAATAAAGTTGCTGAATGATCCACCAACGAAGTGGACTCCGTTGCTCCCTTCAGTATCCCTAATGTATCCTTTATCTCAGAGACTAAAGGCAATCCGTAGGTCTCTTTGCCTAGCGTTGAAAATGGATCATTCCCAACAGGGGTTCCAATGACCCACTCGATAAAGGGCGTGTTATTTGAACCCCCTCTTGTTTCAGGTACTCTATCGCTGTCAAACCCATCCGTCTGTTCCGTTACAGGTAAAGAACCATCCGTTGTATGCGTAACCTCTATCCGATATTCCGTAAACGCATTTCCATTTAACATCGCGTTTTCTTTGAACACATCTCCAACCCTCAATATCGACTTCCCTCCATACACCTCACCTAAATAGTTATCCGTCTCATCCTTAAACTTATCCGAAACCAAGCCAGCCTGATAAAGAAAGCGATAGGGGTCTATGCTCTTAGGCATCGTTCCCGATGGCGTGTCTCTCTCAAACAGGGTATTGGATAAATGAAAAGAGCCCTCAGCATCTACATAAGAGTCATTACCCCGATTGAAAAGTGGATGTGGATCAAGTTTGGAAATGTCTAACAAAGAAGTCTCTTGTGGGATGAATGGATTGCCCTCTTCATCAAGCTGAACAGCCGCGTCCCACTTGATCCCGTCTGAAAACATCTCCTTAGGTAACAAACGAGCATCTCGCTGAACCATGCCCCCATAAACCCTCGCCCCACTCAAAGCGTGAAACTGCTGTAAAGACCTAAAAACAATCGCCTGATCTTGATCTCTTAATATGATCTCATTTGAGCGTCTATTGGATAAATGAACACTCTCATCTAAGAGCAAATCCGATCCCTGTGCAGATGATGCTCCGATGTTCCCCGCATTGTAGTGCTTTAGCTTGTGCCTTATCCGTTGATAAAAAGACCTGATCTTTTGTCGGTCTTTCAAGTTCCCCATCAACCCTTCATCAGGTGTGATGCCTTGAACAGGTATCCACTCATGTCCCAAATAACTAGACGCAGGAAGCCAAGCTAATATCGCAGGGGTTTTCTGCGATGTGTCCCCCTTTGTCTCCGTTGCAAACCATCCCACAACACACTTGTCTCCCCTCTCAGGTATCCCACCCAAAAAGTGCCTGTTCCCCATAGATGGCATCATCAACTCTACGCCATTCATTGTGGTATCCGCTCCCGCTCCATGCAGGATTTGAAGCGTACACCTAAACTCCTCCCATTGTATCTCCAATACTATCGCTATCCCCAATGATAACGCAGACCAACCCTGTGATCTACTCTCAAACTCTAGCCTCTCTCTCATTAAATCTGTTGCTGTCATCTTAACCTCTCCCTCTTAGCTTCTTTGCCGCTTCCACTCTCTCCCTATCCGTTGTACCTATCTCTCCTGCCCTCTCCACCAAAGTATCCAATGTCTCAGATAACAACTCCTCCGTAGACCCTAGTTCAGAAACCAAGTTTTCATAATCCTCAACTACAGACCCACCCACCCTCCCAAATGCCCCCGTCAGTCTCTTAAATGTACCCTCACCTCCCTGTGCGTCTAAATCATGCCTCAATGCCGCCTCGTGTGTCCTGTAATCCGTCTCTCGGCTCGCTATCTCTCTACCCACATTGTTCACTATATCCATTTCCGTCTTAATCGCATTCCCCACAGATACAAAGTTTGATGTGTCTGATGCTAGTGCCAATAACTCCAAGTCCGTGCTCTGTGCCTTACATCTACACATCGCATCTCCCCTGCTCGGTGGGGTTATCTCGCTTATCCTCTTCGGCACATTCGTTATCACCTGCTCGTCTAGTGTCGTCATTAATTTGTTCAACATCTCCTGCGACACATTCCCTAATAAGTCTCCCCTTTCTAAACCCCGCGATGAGGCTATCTTATCTATGATGTCTAATCTGCCCGCTTTTTCTATTTCCTTTAGCTTCTCTGCAATAACCTTCCCCCTTTGCTCTCTCGTTCCCTCAGGACTCCCATTGTTGTCCAAGACAAAAGATTGCAGGTCTTTAGCCGAAAAGACCCGCGTCGGGTCTTGCACCAAAAGCTGATCAAAACTTCCGCCTTTGGATATTTCTAACCCCCTCCCATATTGATACGCTCCAAAAACCTCAAATCCATTTTCATCCGACACAGGGAATATCGGAGACACAAAGGTGTCTTTTGACCATGTGGTCTTTTCAGCCGTTGTCTTGGAAACCGCCGTGCTTGGGAAGAACCTATCCGCATTCTTAAAAGTTGATCTCATATCCGCCAGAGTCCCATTTAATGCCGTGACGGCATCAAAGCCATCTCCATAATAATTCGGTCTTTGGGCTTCATGATGTTTGATCATCACACCTCTCAAGGAGCCAACCACGGTAAAAACGCTATCCGTTGTGATTAGATCATTATCGGTGGTATCGGGGAACATCTTGTTGGGCAGGACAGAATTGAAGAAAGCCCCTGCGAAGTTATCCGAAAACAACGAGTCAGCTAGGACGCGAGCGTTCTGTGTTCCCTTTTGGATTTCTTTAGTGAGGAAACTTCGGATATTATTAAAGAAGCCCGTCCAAAAGGTCTGACCCCTTACTCCCCACCCTGATGCCTTAGGTGATGTGGTGGTGACCTTGCGTTTCTCAAGAGTCCCATGCTTTTGAAAAGAGAGCGTGAGGATATCTTTTGTGGGGACGATTTCAAAGTCGTTGGAATACTGAGTGCGGGTAAGAAGTCCTTTTTTAATCAGACCTTCGGAGTAATAAATCGAATCTCCTCCACCTTCGCTAAAGACCATATTTACATCGGTGTCATCTATCCGACCTTCTTTCAGAGTAAGCCTAGCCTGTTCCGCATTTTCGGTCACTTCAGCATCCATTAAGTCGGGGGCTTGGTGTTCGGGGGCAGGGTGAGAAGAAGAGAAGTAGCGGTAATATCCAGGTAGCTGAGGTCCAAAAGATGCTTTCTTATTTTGAAGAAGTCTGAGGATATTAGCCGTGCTTCCTGCCTCTATTGCCGAGTTCTCTTTGGTTGAGTATCGTGCTTCCTTAACTGCGGTGAGCAAATCCACTATTGTAAACCCACTCTCCGCATTCCCCCTCAGGGATTGGATAGTTTGCTCAAACTCTAGTTGTGCCTGTTCGCGGTCTTTAATGGATTGTGCTTTGCCTCTTTGACCTTGTGCAGCGAGTTGAGCAGCTTTGAGGCTGGCTTGTTGTCTTTTTACTGCGGCTATTTCTAGCTCGGATTCTCCTTTGATGATGACTCCATCTTTTTTGGAAGTTCTGCGTGTAACGGCAGAGCCATCTCTACGAGTGACCACCACACCTTTTTTATTTCGGGTTATTGTTTGTGACCCTTCACCCTCCAACGACAAGTTACCTTTTATGGGTTCTCCGCTTGGATTATTTGTGTTGGGTAGTTTCAAAACCCAAGGTCCATTGAACAGGTCTCCGTCGTCAGCTACTTCTAGGATTTTGAGGCGTTTGGCTTCAATAATCAGGTTGTTTCTGTAGGCAGTTCTTTGTGCAGTTCCAAGACCACCTATGGCTTGAAAGTCTATGGAAAAGGTCAAAAAACCTGGGTCAATCTTCGTAGGGTCAAGAGCCATAACGACATTAGGAAATCCCGCTATTTTACGGGTTTCATAAGAGTCGCCTAGATCATTGGATAGTTTAACCTTTTTGTATAGGTATTTCTTGGGGAGGTCTGTTCTTCCGAGGTCAACGGCACGGGCGGGATCATTGGCATAATCAACATCAGCATCGCCGGGAGGGATAAACTTCTTTCGTCTACAAGTGAGAGTGAGTCCTGTTGTGGCTGAACTTCCATAAGAGAAGCTATGGCTTACGGATTCGACATAATAGAAACAATCTATGTGTTCGATATATATTGGATAACCTGGTTTAATTTCAGGTCTTAGTGGTATGGAGATGTTGCAGGTATTCATGCCTTTATTGATGCGGTCTAATTCAACAACTGCGGCATAATAGGCTTGTCTTTTAGTGTTGTAGAAGCTCGTGTCAAAGGAGTGTTCTTTCCACCCAAACTTCGCCACTAGATGGTAATCGACATAGGTTCCTTTTACTCCCCATTCGCCTGAGTCGATCACACCCGATATATTTCTAAAGGGTCCACCTTTACAGATAACATAGGTCGCTTCAGGCTCTGTCACTCCGAACGAAATGGATAAAATATCTTCCCTTTGGATTCGATAGACGCGATTATCTGAAGTATCTAGGTTATACATGGGTGGTTTAAAGACCAAATCCCCATCGAGGTCTTGGAAGAACTCATAACCGCACTTTTGAGCGACATCTCCTGCAAGAGAGAGCTTGCTCGTAAAGCTAGACTCAAACATACTCACTTGACCCAAGGCTCCGATATCCGTAATAAACTCTTTAAGTGCTCGTACATTTACGCCGCCTCCTCGATCATCCTCAGATGCCTGAGTTAGAAACTGAAGATCAGGTAAGCGAAGAAGTTTCCTATCGTTGGAGTCATACTGAACCAAACCTGCTTCCATGAAGCGTTTAAGCAGGGGGCTGGGCTTCTTGTCAGCGTGAGGTTGTAAGGCTTCTTTGATTACGGATACAAACTCGTTCTTTTTACCTTTGATTGAGACATCGGATAAAAGGGCTGTTTCAGTAGCTGAATAAAGTCTGCCTGATACGCCATACATCCTCAGCCCATACAATCCATTTTCAAAGCGGTTTTCCCAATATCTAAGGGCAAGAGAATAAAACTGCTGTCCTGTTACGGACTTTGCCTTCATGTTATCCGTTTTCTGTAGAGCGAAGCCTGTACCTTGTGCGGAACCACCCGAGTCTAGATAAAGGTCATAGATGATTTGATGGGGGGTCATATCGGTGTATTTATGCCCCGTTAGTTGAATGCTGCCCTTTGACTCTGTGGGTTGAGCGGCAAAATAACCTGCGTTTGTGTTTACCTGTTGGTTTTCCCAAAAGGCTAAAAGTGCCTTGCAGCTCATGCTTATGGAGTAAGACCCTTGAAGGGTTTGATCAACATCAACACCGCTTAATACTCCATGAAAAACGGGATAATAAGGACGCATCTCTACTTTGGATAAATCCACATCTTCTTCATTGAGACGGATAGTATCCCCTGCACCTAATAGTTCATCCGTTTTGAAGAACCCACGGAAGTACACATTAACTTCGACTCCGGGTATTAGGATAAACTCGCCATCTTTAAATACGCTGTCTCCATATGCTCTAGGAATAATGGCATTGATGGAACAGCTATTCGAGTTGGGCGTAACGCCAGCTCCTACTGACACAGATGTAATAAATGCTTGGAAGTCTATCTTGTTCTTGCACTCATTACAGCCCGGAACGGAGGTATCTCCGTTGAACTGAACTATTGCATCGGGTGTCCAACTTCGTACCCTTCGGTACTTGTTTTTTATGTCCGATGTCCAATTGCCTGCGTAGGGTCTATTTTCGATCTTCATGTCAGTCCCCCCAACCAAGTCGCACTTGGCGGATACATTGGACTAAGAGATGATTTCATCTCAAAGCTGTCTTGATGGTGTTCATACACCACAAAATCAAAACTAAACTCCACACCCCCCAACTGATTCTCCTCCGTTATCCCAAATGTAAAACTATCCATTCTTCCCACATATCTTTGCCCATCATAATGGATAGATTGTGTTCCAATGTCGTGGTAAGCACGGCTTCTTCCAAGTCTATCCGCAATAGTCACGCTATTACGATAGATGGCAAAAATAGACATAAGTTGTCTCCATCCAGCCGAGTCTCTGCGAGAGACAAACTGAAGCCCTGAGATGCCCTTCATTTGTCCTTCTGCATTTAATCCCTCATTAGGGTTCTCCCTGCCCGCTATAAAAGCACCTAGCCGACACGAGACAGAAATCTTTGTTAAATCTTCGCCCCATCTGTAGAAAATAAACCCATATTTAGTCTGATCTCCGTAGTTTTGTATGTCCGTATAGTTCACCGCAAAAGATGTCGGATTGATCAAAAAGATGATTGGTGGGAGTTGTCTTAGTTGTTGATGCTGAAGAACAGCGTCAATCACTACATCTCTATCCACTACACCCGCTTGCAGATACGGAACACTTGGTTCAACCCCACCACTCGATATTGGAGTACTTGCCCTTGTCGAGATATTAGGTGAAATCAATCTCGCTCGCTTCGTGTCTATTGAATACCTTTGACTATCCGAAATGCCTAAGGGAGACCTAAAGGGTCTCCCTGCATTGGTGGTGTAGTTTCCCATCTGAGGCGGATTTATCGACAACACAAATGGAGAGAAAGACCTAAGGTGTTGCTGATTAACAGGATCAAGGGGAATAGTCCCCAAGTTATCCTCAGGGAATAGGATAAACTCATCGGTCGTGTATAGGTCTACATATGGGGCTGTGGCTGTGGTGGCTTTCATACAATCAACCCCCTGTCGGAGAGTATCCATTTTGAGTACGGATACCGTGGGTTTCGCGTTCCACCTGCATCGCTAGAGACATAGAAAACTGATAGGGACTCTCCGCACTATCCGTTACGCTGAAACTTTGAAACCAACCCCACCAAGTGCCTCCATCAAAAGTCACCTTTATCCGCCCTTGTAGGGCTACATTCCCTAAATCATCGTAAATGGAGCCGTTGTTATGAAATAACGCTAGAGCGTCCAAGTACTTGTCATAGGTGATTGTATCTCTGCGTGTCCCGCCTATGTTCGTGCCATAACTTTGCCCCCCTACTCCCACAGCTCCCGTTATTGCCGACAAACCCGTAAATGGTCGGATAAAAGCACCCGACACATTTTCAAAATTTATCGTTAACACAGCGTCCCCAAAATAAGTCTCTACCCAACCCATCATGGTCTGATCTCTTGTCACGATCTTTGAATAAGAGAAGTCTAACCCCTTAGGGTTCACATGAAGAACCATTTTTAAGTTGTCAGGCAGTAATGAAGTCACACCATCAGGTGCAATGATGTCAAACACAAATGGGCGTATCCCTAATCCCGCTTCCCCCTTTTGAAGGGTCATCGGGGATTTCAGCATGGCTGTCATATTGCCTTACCCTCCTTACGCTTTTTCAGTTTAAGAAGTTCCCCCACCACCGCCTTACCCGTCTCCTCTGGCGACTTTGACCCATCTACATGAATCGTCACAGTCCCTATGTTCATCCCCATACCCTTTGCCAACTGATCTACTGCCCCTCCCGGTTTGGTGAACGCTACCCCTCCTCCCAACATGGACGGCAAGTCTCTCGGATTTAGCTTAAATACTCCGTATTTTGATACATACAAGTCGTCCGCTGATGTGATCTCAGGGTCATCTAAAAAGAAACCTGCGGATTGAGCCAAGCCTCCAAGAGCAGGTCTAGTTTGAAGTGCCTGATATATTGCATCGTTTGAGGCATCTGAACCTAGCTTTAGTGCCGTTAGTAAATCCGCTTTATTCCTGCTTCTTTCATCTTCCGCTATCTTCTTCGCAGCCTCTCGCTCCATCTCTATGGTAGCTGTCCTAACCTCCGGATTTAATGGGGTCAGTCCTTTCGCATCATCCTTGGCTTCTTGGACTCTTTCAGAAGGTGTTACCGCAAACGCCGCCTGTATATCCTCAGGCTTTACACCCCCCTTAGCTGTTAGTAACTCACCCTCCGCATAAAGTTGTCTTTCTGCTTCCGCCTTTAGTTCTTCATCAGTCCTTAATATAATAGGGGTTGATGTCCCGTGGACGCTGGTGCCTTCACGCCTGGCGGCGGCTTCTTGCTTAGTACGAAGTGCCTGCACCCTAGCGTCAAGAGCACCTTCGGATAATTCAAAAGGCTGTACCTGCCCAAGGGCATCAAGTTTTGTTAACCTAGCCCCTTCTGTGGCGTGTACTATATTACCCCCCTTCATGAGTACAGCACCCTTTAAAAGCGAGTTGCTTAGGGTTGCTGCTGCGGGGCTTATGGTTGCTGCTGAGGGGTCTTGTGACCCAACTAAGTGGGTAGCTCCTTCCTTTTGAAAAGCTACTGTGTAGCCCTTTTCGGTTAAAAAGTTTTCTACCTCTCTTGACCTAGGGTCATCATCGGATGCATGATTTACTAGGTAGTTCACCATCTCATCCATAGAGGCAAAACCAAGTCCTCTTATGGTTTGTAGGTCTTTGACGGTCTCCTGAGCGGCAGGGCTCAGTCCGATATCAATACCTTCACCTGCAAGCTGAGATGCAGCAGTAACCTGAGAACCTGAGAGGATGTCGCCTTTAATCTTTCCCTTAACGGAGAACTCTCCACTTCGGATAAGTGTCCTTTGGCGTTTCAAGACTTCGGATTTATTTTTTCTTGTCTCGATGTCCTTTTGAGTATTCTCTTTATCTTGTTTTAGCTTTTGGTATTCCTCATCATAGTCGGTGGTTTCACCTTTTTTAGCTAGTTCAGCGGCTCTCTTAGCCATTTTGCTTTCTATTTGACGCACTTGTTTTGCTTCATCTTGGTTTTGTGCGTTGAGTGTTTTGATCTCTGCGGCTAGTTCTCCAAGTATTGCATCTCTTGTGGTCTTATCTTCCGATGTGGTTTCTTTATCCATAAAGTTGAATATGCCGACAACATAAGAGGAGAGGTTCATAAGTATCTCCCCTAGGTGGTTATTGATCATATCGGCAGATGTGAGTGTATTTTCCGCCACATCTTGTAAGAGAGCTTCTTGTGTATAGGCATCGGTTTTTTCTTTTATGGATTCAAGGGCTTCCCTTTGAGCCAACAGGTAATCCGTTTCGGTTTTTACTTCTGAACCTCGATCTTTGGATAGAATTCTCCCACCTTCGACTTTGAGTCCCATCTTTTCTAGTCGTTCGGTTTGTTCTTTAGTTATTTCTCTTCCGCTAGTGGCTAAAGACCTAGCGTAGCGAAGATCGCCTCTCATTTTCCTTTGGATAACTCTAAATTGTTCGATTTGTTCTTTGCTCAGTCCGCTAAGTTGTTCGAGAGCAAGTTTTTGGATATCGGTCATCGAGTCAATTGACTTGCCCGCTAGGTGAGCTTCAAGTTGTGCATACTTAAGGGCGATGCTTCCTGTAGCACCTAGTTCCCCCATAGCGGTAGATACTTGTCCTCCCGTTGCCCCTTGTTTAGACCCCTTAGCAACGGTGATTAGCTTTTGTATCTCTCTCCCCAAGCCTTCTGTTGTCTTATTAGCCAAGAGAGAGCTAACTAAATCTTCTTGTTGCTCTATTGTCATTTGTTGGAGAGATTTCATATCTTTCTCCATGTCTATACCAAACTGAACAAGACCTGCTCTCGCCAAAATCGTCTTGGTATCGGCTTCACCAAGAGCCTTCTGGTAATCCTTACTGAGTACTTTGTGCATATACTCAGCTTCAGTCTGTAAAATGGGAACTATCCGTTTACGACCTGTGAGCATTTGTCTTTTGATGAGTTCGGTGTATCCCTCTCCGCCGAGTCCTGCTCCCATAGAGGTTAAGAAAGCATTAGCCCCTTTAGCACCCAAGACGCGAGTAAAGGAAAGTAGAAGGCGACCCGCTTCTTCAGTCCTATTGTTCATGTTCTCCATGCCATCGGTTAAAGACTTTATTTTCTGATAAAATGCATCTGTGGAGTAGCCTGATTGGAGTGCCATATCTCGGATGTTGGCGAATTCTTCGGATATTTTATTGAGTAGATCACCGCTTTCACCGATGATTCCTAGTTCTTCTTTGAAGTAGGTGCTTCGCTCAAGAGCGGTTTCAAAAGACACGCCCAAACTTACAGCTGCCGCCTTAGCACCAAAAATAAAATCTTTCATTTTGAATAAACTGCCGCCGAAATCTCTTACAATCAGATTTGCACTCTTTAATGCCCCTGGGAGTGCCTTAATTTCATCTAGTGTCATGCCCATAGAGTTGGCAAAATCAGCATCAGTAAATGCCTTTCTCCACACAGCTAAAGATTCACCCACACCCTGCGTACCATCTAGGAGAAGATCATTAACACCAACGGTGTCTATGAGTCCTTTGTTGAACTCTTTGACTTTTTCCTCTAGCCCCTGCATGACCTTAAAGATGGCTAAAGCCCCGCCGACAACCGCTGTGATAGCTAATGCGGCTGTGGATAGTTTCCCCAAGCCGACAGACAATCCTCCTATAATGCCGCCACCGCTATCCTCTGCCTTCTTAGCAGCCCTAGCCTGTAACCCTCTCAATCCTTTACTCAGGGCTTCACCACCTGATTTGAATCCCTCGGCTAAACTATCTAGGTTCTGAAGAGAGCCCGTGAACCCCGTTAAGGCTTTCTCTAGCCCTTCTAAACCCTGCGAAGCAACCGCTCCGACCTTGCCAAGTTCTTCTATTTTATCCCTTCTTGCCGTAAGCCTTTCCTCTTGTTGTTTGTAGGCTTTCTCGCTCTGTTTGTAAAACTTAAGAGCATTGTTTAGCTCTGTTTGTTGTTGCCTATTTAAAGCATCATAACGGGTTTGTGTTTCACGGATAACGGCTTCAAGTCGGTTTATTTCAGCGTGGTTTTGTTCTTCTTGTGCCTTTTGAAGGGCTTTGAGATTTCCCCTCATCATCGAGACTTGTTCTTGAGCCGCCGCCTCGATGTTTCTTGTGACTTTATCAAGGCTAGTCGCAGTAAAAACAAGGTTCTTCTTCACCATCTCCGTGGTGATGCCCCTTGCCGACTCTATCTGCTTGGTCAAATTGGATACTGATTGAACAGAACCCTTAAAAAAGTCTTTTCCCGCTAAAGAACCGAACTCTTTAAGTATCTCTTGAAACTGCGTTGAAGCGTTTACTGCCATTTGTCAAACCTCCCATTCATGTGACCTTGCGATTAGAGATTTGATCCATCAATGACGGAGGTGGCTCCTGAGTGAACTTGGGATTGAGTAGGTGTTTAACCTTTGTGTCGTATTCAGACATCTCATTCACAACCCCTCGGTTTCTCGCCTTCTCAGCGGCAATACGAGCTACTTCATCGTCCGATAGCGTTCTTATGGGTGACCCGATAGAAGAACTAGCTTGTAATGCACTCAATAACTCCCCTGCCGTTGCGTTATGTTCCGCTGCTCTGTCTCTCACATTTCTTTGTTGTATTTGACCCATCACATAATCTTTGTATCTACCCACTAGCCTATCATGTTCATCTTCTTCTCCATCCACCCAAGACCTATACTCTCTCTGCAAATCCTCTATGGTTTTCGTCTGAGCTATCCGATCTTTTTGCTCGTCGGATAGCTTTAATCCTTTTCTCGCAGCCTCCATCACCTGAACTCTGTAATCCTTTTCTTTTTTATCCGCTTCTTCCCACTTTTGACGGACTTTTTCTACCCCCTTAGGGTTCATGCTACTCGCCACAAAAAATGAATGTGTCCAAGCGTGGTGTATCTTCTCTCTCTCATCCTCCATCACATTGTACGCTATCCAATTTACCTGTAACGGCGTTAATGGATAATCCCTATAGTCCATAGGATAGCCAAGCGAATTGGATTGTTTCCATGTGAACCAAAGATTTCTGCTCATGTTTTCGTAACAGAAAGCCTCAAAATACGCCTCAGTTTCTATGCTCTTCCCAATATAATAAGACAACCCATACACCATACGCCGATATAGCTGTGTCCCAAACCCCTCTATATACTCAATCTTATCCAATAGCATAGAAGGGGGTATGGTAAATCCCCCCGCTTCGACTAAACATGAAGCGAGCAAATAGGTGTTTTGTTTATACATGGAGCCATCATAATCCTTGCTCCTTTCATAATCCTCGATAGACGGCAGGCGAAAATTGAATGACCTACCCTCATTTATGGTGAGCGTAAGTCCTACTCCCCCTGTCCGTACCGATCTGTGTAACTGATCATAAGCCTTCATAAGGATTTGCCGTAGGTGTTCCCATCTTCTCTAGTTCAATCTTCTTGGTCACCTCTGCCAATCTTGCCTCTAAGTTCTTCTTCTCCTCTTCCATATCCGTAGGGGTTATCGCCAAACTCTTATCCAATTTATTTTCCACTTCCTCTATCAAAACCCCATACTGCTCAAACAGCTTTGTAAATACAGGTCGGCTCCATGAAGAAATCATCTTCACCATTGCCTCCGTTTTGGATACCTTTACAGGCTTTCCATTTCCTAACACCTCCCCCGTCTCCACATAATCCAAGTTTCTCAAATCCAATCCCCCCACTTGAACAATCGACCTTGCCAAGGTCTCTCGTCTAAAAGTATCCACAAACTCTAGTGGAGTCGCCCCATCGCCTTCTATTGTGGGAAGGGACTTTTGCACTTCCGCTTCTTCAAGGGGTGTCAGATTACGCAATGTCACAGGAACACCCGCAACATCCACAATCTTTTCCCCCTTGCCAATATTGGATAGCGGCTCCAATAGCTTATTGAGCTGGCTTAGATTCAACATAGGTATTTGTCTCTCATGTTATCCGTAGTTCAGGTTCGGCAACCTTATACCCCCCACCTCACATTTTATTCAGGATTAGGAGGGTTGGCGAGTTCCGTAATCGCCCCCGTCAGAGCAGAGAAGTTGAAGTCGCCAAGGGTAAACCCTGTCGTGACATTCGCTTGAGCAGAACTTCTACCTGCATAAAGGATAGAACCATTTTGACCAATCGTGGGATCGTTACCTGTCGGTAAGAACTCGCCATAGGTGCTGAACAAGTCATGTAGGTCTGTAAAGTCAGCCGCAATAGACTGAGTGATCTGTCCACCATCAGCCGCCGCTGTGATGCCGCCCATGGATGTTATCCAACAACCTTCGTAATAAGACAAAATAGCCTTCAGCTTCTGATTGGTGTATGCCGTAGATGCACCTGTTACATTTTGCCCGCTAAAGTCGATATCCTTAAGACCTGATACGGAGTCTCTATCCGATCCAAGTTCCGCATTAGCCAAGTGCGATAACACAAGCTGATGCTCCGTATCGAAGGGCCAACGATGGTGCTGAAGACTTCTTACCGCACCATCGACACCACCCGCGTAACCAAACGCCTGATGCCCATTGGATAAATAAAGAAGAGCACGGGTAAAGCTCAGAGAACCTATTTCTGAAACCTGAGGTACACGCTCGGCAATCTTGTCACCAAAACCAACACCCCTAACCATATCGGTGCCACGGCTTGTGTCTCCAACACTTATTTCTGAACAGACCCCGATTTGATAGAGGAGTCCCCGACCCCCATAAGCGGGTGTCATCATGCGGACTTTTTGAGAGACCGCAGTACGAGTGTTGGGAGTTGTGCCGTATCTGTAAAGGGGTGAAGAACCCTGAGGTCCTCCCGCAACGGGATTTAGGTCATTATTAGCCATGGTGTCCTCCATATCTCGGGGGGGTTTCAATAATCCGTTTATTTATCCAATAATATAAACGATCTAGTAAAGAGGTGTGGAATGAGTCGTAAAGCATTTAACTCTAGCGAGAAGTCGTGGGGAGGTTATTCAACCCACACTATGCCCACCAAAAATGCCGAGGGGCTTCCCAAGTATGTTGAAGATAAGGTGAAGTATTTTGAGGAGGAAAAGGATTACCCTCCTGAAAAGGCTTGGCCGGTGGCGTGGTCAATCTACTGCAAGTACAAAGAGCCTAACTCCCCCTCCTGTAAAAAAGACCCTGATGAGTACTTCGCAGGGAGAAACAAAAAGGCTTCCTTATCTCGGATAGCGGATGCCAAAATGGATAAGGTGTTCAAACAGGTATTTGATCCTTTGGTTAAGGAGTTTAAAGACCTTGGACACGAAGATTTGGCATATGCGTTGTCTAAACAAGATTTCAAAAAGGTTGGAGAAGGCTTATTGGATTTACCTAGGGATACAAGGGATTACTTTTCGACACTTATAACTCGATTAAAATCAGTTCTAGCAACCAAGCTCCTTGAGGGATAAGCTGATGGACATCATCCAAAAGAGAACTCTAAGAGTGGTCGAGTCCTTTAAGGCTCTAGTTCCGCTCGCTTTTCAGGGTGTTTTGGATATGTCCAAGAAGTCAGGGGCGAGTGAGCGTGAGATTACAATCGCTTATCGCTATTGGATAAGCGGCAAGCTCCCTTCTTACATGAGTAGGTATTCACAAGAAACCCGTTATCTAGGGCAAATAGCTTCTGAATACTTCAAGCCCGGAAAAGTTCAAAACATCACACCACAAGAAGAACGAGCAGCGTTAAAGCTGTTATCCAATATTTGTAGGTGGATATTTACGGAGTGGGCAAGCAAGGCATACGCAAGGTTATGGATAGCGGCGGGTAGTGTAGAGATGTCGGTTATCCGTATACAGATGGCACAACTTAAGATGAACATCAAACACTCTTACGAGTACATCAGCCTCCTGCGGGTGCTTTTCCCTTAATGGATATCTATAGGTAGAGGGGAGAGAGACACCTATGGAGAAGAAACAAGATGCAGGACAAGAAGCTACTCGCCACAATAGAAAAACTGCGTGAGATAAGAACAAAGGATAATCTGAAGCCGCCCGTTTCCAAGATTCTCAGAACGCATCTCCCAACGGGTCAAGAGTTGACTCTTCGTCAATATCAGGTGCAGGGCATCTTGCACTTGTTGGCGATGCCAAGGTTTGTACTTGGAGATGACACGGGTCTTGGCAAGACGCTTCAGTCTATCGCAGCCCTTTCTTATCTTTGGGATAAACGCCCTGATATTCCTGCCATCATTTGCACCACCAAGAGTGCCGTTGGTCAATGGGAGTCGGAGTTCGACCGCTTCACCACAGGGGTTCAAGTCTTTAAAGTCTTAGGCACCAAAGCCAAGCGTGAGAAGGTTTATGATGCCTATCTCTCAGCAACAGGACCTAAGGTGTTGATTATGGGCTACCGTACTGCCGTTCAAGACTTTGAACGGCTACAACCCATGGTCGGTCATGTCGTCATCTTCGATGAAGCCACAGCCTTTAAAAACGACACCGCTCAAGTTCATCAAGTGTGTAAACACATCGCAGGTGCCGCAGAGCGTGTGTGGTCTTTATCCGCGACTATCATCAAAAATAGACTCATGGAAGCATGGGCTATTTACAAGGTCACCGTACCTGATCTCTTTACTACCAAAACGCAGTTCATGCGTGATTACTGCGTCACTAGGGAACAATCTATCCCTGGCTCCCGAAGGCGTATCCAAATCGTTGTCGGACATCGCAAGAAAGATATTGAGTCTTTTCGGGAACACATCGACCCTTATTTTATCGGCAGACCCAAACACGAAGTCGCAAAAGAACTACCCCCACTCACCACCAAAATCGTTGAATGTGATCTATCCAATATCCAAAAGGATAAATACAAGGAAGCCCTTAATGGATTGTTGGAGTATTTGGATAAGACCACAGGTGAACTTTCTGAAAGGGAAGTGTCAAAGCTCACATCCGTGACGATATGTCAACAAATCGTAAATCACCCCGCCCTTGTCGATGTAGAAGGCGACTCAGGGAAACTTGAAACCCTACATGATCTATTGGATACTGAGTTGGAGGGTGAGAAGGTTATCATCTTCTCTCGCTTTAGAGGCATGATAGATATCCTTGAGGGAGAACTAGAATCCAAAGGCATTAAAACCTGCCGCATCACAGGTGAGGAGTCGGGAGAACAACGACTCATCTCTCAACAGAAGTTTCAAGACCCCAAGTCTGATGTCACCATCTGTTTGATCACGATGGCGGCGGCGGAAGGTGTGAACCTACAGCTCGCCAAAGCCGTCATCTTTTACGATACGCCTTGGTCTGCTGGCGACTACCTACAGATTGTCGGACGCATGATTCGTATTGGGTCTATACATGATAAGGTTTATAGCTATCACCTATGTGCTCCTAAGACCATAGATGAGCGTGTTATGAAAACCCTCAAGGCTAAGATGGGACTCATTGAAGCCGTACTTGGAAAGCGTCTGAAAGAAGATGGCGAGGAAGATGCCGTAGTTGAGTTCGGTCAGTCCGAGCTATCCGATATCTTCGATGGGCTTCTAGAGGATGCTAAGGACTTTATCCGCGTCAAGTGATCGGTGCATTAACGACCGCCAAACATCTCGGGTATATGTCTCTAAGCGGGTCGAATTTCTAGGCTGCCCATAATATCCCCTCTATCCATCTCATAACTTAGTGTAAATTTCTGCCTCCCTGGCAATTGAGGCATATCATATAAATCCGGCTCAAATGTAACTTCAAGCCCAGCATCACCTGTGGCTGTATACCTTCCTTCAAGAATAGCGATGTCAAACAACTGAACTTTGACACGGCTGTCAATATACTTTGAAAAAAGGCTTTCAATCTGACGACCGCTTACGAAGTCCTCAGGGTGTAAGATATTCCATTGCTCCGCCATAAGTTTTGAAACCTGAGTGATATAAAGCATCGCCCCGTATTTGCCTTTATAGACACTCTTACCGAAAGCAGTTCTGCGGCTGGCAGTACGACCTTCGAGGCGAGCAACGCGAGCCTCAAGGCTTCTTAGAACTTCACTTGCAGTTCTTCTGATCATGATCAAATCTCCAAAGGATTAATGGATAGGGGTTATCCATTGATGACTTGGAGGGGATATAAATAAACAATCGCAAAAGGTATGGGGGGTATCTATTCGGCAAGAAGAAAAATAATGATCTTTTGGTGCTGCATAAACAGCACTTAATCTGCTGCCCAACCAAAGAACAAAAACCCCTTAATTTTTGTATCTAAGATGACTTGAACCCTTTTTCCTTTTAAAGTAAAAGTAGGGAGTTTAGCCGAAGGCACATAAGATAATACAGTTAGCGATTCCACCTTCACTAAGGTACAAGGTCTATTATCCCAACTTGGGCTTCCCGCAAACGCCATATAATGTTCAATAGCTTCTCGCTTTGTCGAAAACTTCCTTGGATGTGCCTCCCACCCCTCAATCATGTATTTGGTGCCAACAGTTGATGGCGACCCATCAACTGTTCCTTTGCTTGCGGGTGTTGTCATAGTAACATTAGTAAAATTAACTTCTATTGTGGTGCCAGCTCGCTTTTGCCCCGTTTTGAGCTGTTCTGAAACAATATTCATTGCCTCCTCTCTAGTCTTTGCTTTAACTTTAACCTCAAATTCTTTCTGTGCAACAACCTTTGATTCAACTATGGGAATACAACCTGCGGGACCATACTTGTCATATTCACTTATATGTTGATCTGCGTATTTATATGCTTGGGCTTGAGTCATAGGCTCCGCAACTATCTTATAGCTATCCTTTTCAGCAATAGTTCCCGTATTTCCGCCGCTACCATAGTCATCTTGAGCATCTTGTACAAGTTCACGGAATACAGACCGAGCGTCTGACCCATAGCCAATAGCAGTAAAATCTGATGAGGATGCGGTTCTAAACATCTTGGTTCTTCTTATCATGATCCTGGTCTCCATAAGGGTTATCCATTGATGACTTGGAGGGGATATAAATAAACTATCGCAAAAGGTATGGGGGGTATCTATTCGGCAAGAAGAAAAATAATGATCTTTTGGTAGGGAGCGATAAATGATAGAGCAGGTGGGGTGTAGGTCTATAATGAAGCGAAGGGACACGCACAAAAGGAGGCGTAGATGACGACTTGTAAGAAGTGTAATGGTTTTGGATACACACAAACCGAAGAGGGGGCTTATGGGATACCAAGGGCTATCCAATGCGAGTGTGTGTTCAATAGGGCATTAGATCAACAAGCGGAAAAGGCGTGGACGAACTTATCCAAGGTTCCGATCAAAAAGAAATCTATGTTGTGCGGCAAGATAGATGAGTGTTTGTTGATCAATGCCGAGATACCCGCGTTGCAGGTATCACTTAGGTCATCGCTTGCTGATTGGCGTAAACCACAAGCGTTTGTGAAGGTAGTAAATGATGCTACGCTTATGTCAGCTTGGTTAGCGAATTTAAACTCTTCAGAGATAGCCGATCCCGATTACAAAAGGGACTTGATGGTTTCTTCCCTTGAGGACTTAGCTGAGAGTCCGCATTTACTTATTATCCGTTTGGGTGTGAAAAGGGCAAGGAACTCTGCAATGTCAGAGGTGTTAGTCGAGACAATTGAGTTGCGTAATCATTTACACAAGCCGACTTGGATAGTAGAAGAGCCCACGAAGCCCCTTCAAGAGGGACATCTCTCATGGAGCCGTGCTGTGGAGGATACTATAAGTGGATGGGAACGGATTCGTTTAAGCATCAATGAGCAGATAACCCCAACCACAAGGGTACAGGGGTTATCCAATGAGCCCTCGGCTAGCACTTATGCTTTACCTGAGGCGACACATAAGAGAGTGCGGTTATCGTGAGTAAAATCTTAAGAAGTATCCTTCCCGACCCAAGAGTTGGGGACGACACTAATCTGATGTTTCAGAGCTATTGTTCTCTCAGGGGAAGCATTTATGTTTTCCCCGACCCTGCCGAGACCAATATTTATGATTTTATCCAAACCTTTGTACGGATACATGGGCATCTGCCCACACAAGAGACACTTATTGATCACTTCAATGCCAATCAAGGCTTTGATGAAGTAGATAAGGTCACGCAGTTAGCCACTTCCGCCCCTTTGTATAGAGGGGACTTTATGTTGGAGGTGGAGCGTAAGGTGGAGGAGGCTCGACAAGTACAACTAGCTACAGCTATGGCAGAAGCTAAAACCATCGCCAAGTCGGGGCTAGAGGTGAAAGAAGATGGGGGGAAGAAGAAAAGGCTCCTGAAAGGGGCTAGAGATGCAAGCAACTTCCTTGTATCTGAGATAGGGAAAATTAATACGCCGACTTTTGGTGGAAGTCTCGGTGGGGAAGCTCTATCAGATAGTGCTGACTTTTGGGAGGAATATCAGAGAGCCAAAGATGTAAAGGTCGAAAAACTACCCATTACAGGACTATCCATTATTGACTCTGCATTGGGTGGGTTTAGAAAGAAGGAATTGTATATACTAGCCGCGTTTACAGGACACATGAAGTCCACATCAGCTATGAATTGGGTTTATAACCAAGCCGTATATGGTGGAACAAACACGATATATTTTTCGCTTGAGATGCACTACAATCAATGTCGTAGAATGTTGTACATCTACCACTCCATGCACCCCAAATTTAGAGCAAAACGCATGGCTCTAGGTATCCAACAGACGCAGAACCCTGATGTAGGAATAGACCCTCAACGCATCAAGACGGGCTTATTGACCCCTGATGAAGAAGCGTTTTTGCGTGATGTTACGCAAGACCTTGATCAGGGTGTTAAAGAGGGTATTTACGGCAGTATCCGTTTTGAGGTAGCTGATCCCAACACGCTCGATTTCACGGTGGAAAACCTCCGCACAAAAGCAGAGATTTTGGCACAAAGCGAACCTGTTAAAATGATCGTGGTTGACCATGCCCTTTTGCTCTCTCCTCGTAAATGGGTGTCGAGTACTACGGATAGATTGAATGAAGTTATCCGTGATCTGAAGAAGACCGCTTTGGGTTTCAACAAAGGAGAAGGTGTCCCTATCCTTTGTCTGTTTCAGATTAGCCGTGAAGGTTATAAAGCCGCAGAGAAGAATGGTGGTTCTTACAACCTCACACACCTTAGCTATGCAAACGAAGCCGAACGCTCCGCAGATGTGGTCATCTCCAATTGGTTCGGTGATGATATGAAGGAAAAGTCCTGCATCAAATACCAATGTCTGAAGTCTCGTGATCAAGCTCCATTTGAAGAGTTTGAAGCTCAGGTCGCCTGGCCTTATGGGCGTATCCTCGATATGCCCCTTCAGTTTCAATCTTCCCCTAAACCTAAAAATAATCAAAAGCCCAATCCCAAATCCTCTAAGAAAGAAAAAGACCCCCTCGAAGACCTCATGGAAGACCTCTGAAGCATGGACTCAAATATCCTAAAATCCCTGCACCTACAAAGACAAATTCAAAAAAAAGGCTCTGACTACCTTTATTTTATCCAATCTCATAAGACGGGACACATCAAAATAGGTCGGGCTAAAGACCCACATAAACGCATACGAGAACTACAAACAGGGAATGGCGAAGAACTGCGTCTCATAGCCTTCTTTCAGGGTTGGGCGTGGAGAGAACGCTACCTACATGAACATCTAAAAGATTTCCGTCTCAGCGGAGAATGGTTCTCCCATGATTGCGTCTCTTATATCCCCGATGACATCTATGAACTAATCGACATCGGTGCCTTTGATGATTGGTGGGTTATTCCTCTCTAGCCAAGCTAGATACTCCAATAACAATCTTTCCTTTTCCCTTAGCTGTTCTAACTTGGCTAGGTACTTCAGCTTCTTTTCTTCTCTCTTCGTCTTTTTTTCCGTCATGTTCGTATCCCATATCGGTTTATCCATTATTAGTAGCGTGTCACTCACAAGGAGTACTAAGATGGATATTCGGTTAAAGAAGGGTGGGCAATGGGTGTCATTTATGTCGATGGAGGATGGTCACATAGACATGATGATTGGCGACTTGAGCAAGGGGAAAATCACCATCAAGCCAATCAAGGAGGATGATATTGAGGACTTGGTTGTCCTTTACCTCAGTAAGGGATACTCTCTTACTTGACCCACAGCGACTCTAACTGAGTCGCTAATGCGAACTTATCCGATTGAGAGCAGGGTTCCTGCCCCTCATGACGGATAAAGTCCATCAGGTAACGCAGGTTAGCAGGGCAACCTGTGTAAATAAACTTCTCCTTAAGATGCGACACAGATAAATCCATTTCTTTGCGTGTAAGTAAGTCCTGTGACTTCACGCTAAGGTGATCGGTTTCATCCTGTAGAAGAATCACATGAAGATCGCCCATCTCAGCCGTGGTGATAAACTCCATATCAGCCTTGAGCCTAAACTTGGTGTGCCTTAGTAGGTTCAATCTTTGCTCCGTAAATTGGATAGTTATAAGTAAGATACTACCGCCCTGAAGGAGGAGTCTTAATCCCATGAAGCTGAATATAGAACTTGTCCCCAAATCAAGTTGGGGGAACAACCTAAGAGATGAAGCCAATCTATCCAAATCAAGTTGGGATAAACTGCGGAAAGAGTGTTACAAGAAGGCAGGTTATGTTTGTGAGGTGTGTGGCGGCAAAGGATCAACACACCCTGTCGAGTGTCATGAGATTTGGTCTTATGACGACCAAAAGAATATCCAAAAGCTAGAGGGACTTATTGCCTTGTGTCCGCTCTGCCACAAGGCAAAACACTTAGGTAGAACGCTCGCCCTTAAGGTAGATGTTGTCTCCGTCATGACCCACCTAGCCATTGTAAACGGACTATCCGTGGAAGATATGGAAAAGCTAGTACAAAATGTCTTTAAGGTATGGAGCGAAAGATCAGGTAAGAAATGGATACTTGACCTGAGTTGGTTGGAGGGGAAGCTGTGATTTCATTGCCTGTCGCACAGATTGTAGAGGCTTATGAGCAGGGAGACAGCTTTAGTATCCTAGCGAAGCGTTATGGAGTTTCCTCGAACACTATCCGTAATAGGCTAATAGAAGCGGGTTGTAAGTTACGCAAACAAGGACACAGCAAGAACAGAAAGATGACCCCCATCGACTTGAGCGAGGTCGATAGATTGAGATCATTGGGTTGGGACTACAGACGGATAGGATCATGGTTTGGTGTTTGTGATCGAACTATCCGTAATAGACTTAAGGCTAGAACTTAAGGTCAATACCCAACTTGCCATCTATACCTGGCTTCTTGGAGCAGAAGCCTACCACAATCGGATCGCCACCTATCGCAAGAGATAGACGATCATCAGGGTCATTACAAAGAAGTCCGTTTTCGGATATTTTAAGGGGTTCATTAAGGTTGTATGTGATAGCCCCACCTTGACGAACCCCTCCTGCATCAAGGGCAATAGTTTCAAAGTTTTTGAACAGGTATCTAGCTCCTCCGCTGATCATGGTTAGTGTAGCCGAGCCGCTAGAAGAGGCAAGTGCAGATGTGTTTTGATAAGATGTAAAGTTACGGAAATTGGATTGTCTTGCATCAGCGTAATCTTCGCTCCCAAACAAGAGAAATCCAACAACTTCCCTGCCATTAGATTGTTCCACCGTAAAGTTGTTTGTTTCTATCTCATCTTCTACATAACGGACAAACAGCCCTGCCTTCCACTTAGTGGCTCTAAGGATAGGACCAGCTACGACGGGGAACTTATCCCCCACAAAGTGTGCGTCTATATCGTCCGATGTTTTGTTAAGATTAACGGAGGCCATAGCCTAGTCTCCTCATCATCTTTTGGACTGCTTCTTGTTTCTCTTCTTTGTGGGTTTTCTCGCTTGTTGGTTTGATTGGCGTTGCCTTGGGCATATCCTCATAACCTTGGGGAACCCCCTTTATGGGTTCTTTTGTTTCGACTAAAAGCTGACTGAGTGTCGAAAACTGATTTGCTCCAGGTTGAATTTCGAGAACTTCCTCGGGTGGAGGTGGAGCAAGCAGACTCTCTTTTTTAGCTTTCGCCACACCTCGGTCGGGAGCGTCCGAGTTCTTGACCGCTTTGGTCGCTGTTTCAGGGCTATTTGAAATAGCTTCAGACTCTCCGAACTCCCTCACTCCCTTGTGTTGAGGGTTATCAAAGAAATGGCTCTCTGCACTTGGGGCATTAGCCTCAAGTGCAGCTATTCTCATATGAAGCATCTTCAGGCGTTCGTTTATATCCATATATCACCTCCCACATAAGCTGAAGTGATAAATGGATTATCAAACCTTACGCTGTGCCTTCACCCGGGCTTCTTGCTTTGCTCTAGCCACCAAACTAGGAAGCAGTAACTCTTTAGTCCGTAAATCGTGTGCTTTACGGATAAGGTCTTGGGAAAGGTTCATATTTCCCAAGATTGTCATTTCATGTGTAGCTGTATCTTCTAACCTAGAAGTGATACCTAATGTCTGCGGCATAAGGGCTTTGATTAACTTAGGATCAATAAATCGAATGGCGATGTCCCACACCATATCAAACTCAAGTCCAGCTCCGACCAACAAAGGTTCTCCCGCGTACTCTGTGCTCATCTTTTGACGGAAGAGACAAATTCCGCTTCGAGTCCTCAGTTCTAAATCAAATGCCCTAACAGCCATAGGCGGATCGGGTCTGTCGAACTGCAACTTGAAATGCACATGAAGGTTCTTATCCCCAAAAGTTAATCGAGGCGACTCTACAAATCCCCAATCATGAACAATAAGCTGAACTTCTTTACTCTCTACCAACCGAGATAAGAACTCTTGCTCTATGTCCGTAATCGGGATGTAAAGAGATACGGCGTTACCACCTCCAAATGGGTTTTTATCCATATCAGCAACCATAATCCTCGTCAAAGGACATATCTATATCCTTGTCCTTGTCGTTACATACAGGTTGGTAATAGGGGACTTCCTCAAAGTATTCAAAGTGAATCTTTGTATTCCCCACCGCAGGCAGGGAATCTGCCACTATCCGCACGGCAAAATAAATGACTGCAATCACAAAATACTTCAGATTAGGGCTGTGGTGGATCATCTCAACTCCTTAGATGCTGTCTACCAAGTCGAACAGAATATCGGATAAGCATCTATCCAATCCCGCACACTTAGTCGTAATAGGATACCTTAGGGTGGCTATTTTATTCGCGTTTTGGATAAATGCAAGGGGATTGAACTCAAGTTTGGTTTTACCTGATAGTACGCACTCTTCTAGAGTGGGTAAAAGCCCACCCCTAGAGAGGAACGCTAATAAAACCTGCGGATTGATGTAAGACTTCTCAGTCGTCTTCGAGGACTCATGGCTAAGTGCCACCTGAGCCTGCGTGTGAACCTTTTTAAGAGCACGCACAATCTCTTTAATTACCCTCGCCTCTTGCTCTTTAACCTCCAAATCTACAAAAGACTTAATCCTTTTAAATAGCTCTGTTTGTTCCGCTTTAAGCCCTTCAAATACCTCTTTGGTTGCCCTTAGTTTCCTAAAATCAGTTATCCGTAGTCCTTTGAAGTTTTTATTGAAGTATGCGGATAAGTCATCATAGTCTAAATCACCGAAAAGGTAATCATCAGGTTCTAATCCCTCGGCTATATCAGAGACGGCACGGATAACCTTTTTATCCAATAAGACGGCGTTGTTGAGCGTACCTTTCTTACCGGGGAACTGTAGCTGTATCTCGCCTTCTTTCACCTTTATGTGCTGCCTCTTTAAAGTGATAGCTCCAAAGGTTTCCTTCTTCACCTCACCTTTATCCAAAATCTCTTTTATTCCATTAGACCTATTCCCAGGACGGATGCCTGTTTCCATGATGATCCCCATGATGGTTGATAAGTATCGAGCGGTTTCATCTTTAGATGTTAACCCGACCTTTATCTTTTTCTCTATGGATTTGTACTCTCTCAGCAGTTGTTGTTGAGCTGTAATCTTCTCCAACAACCCATAAGACACATTATCGTACATATCCGTTATCTCTTTGATGTACCCCGCGTTATCCAATTTAACCACGATTTTGGGAGGCAAGTAGGTTCTTATCTCTTCAGGAATTGCCACTAGGAGGGGTTTTTGTCCCCTATATAATGACCTCGCTTCGTAGTTCCTCTGAAAGAACCCCCTAGCCTTTTCAGACATCTCCCCCATTGAGTATTTCCCTCCTAAATACTGAGCCAAAAGCCTTACAGCACCTGCCCTGCCAGACTTCACAGGCTTCACATTTACACTCTTACCTATGTTATTATCCAAAAACCTCAGCACATTAGGTAGCTCTTTTATCTTATCCAATATGGACTTGATGTGGAGTCTTTGTTCATCTTCGTCACCTGATGGCATCGGTGCCTTGTAGTGCTTTAAAGACACAGCCAAGGCTTTAAAAACTTTTAGCGTGCTCGTTGCGTACTGAGATGAAGCACTCATAGGTCATCCTCATCTATCAGAATCTTTGTCTGTTTATCCACTTCTATCTTTTGCCTTGGTTTCCTGCCCCCCACACGCTTATTGGATAACGCTGTTTTAGCTACCCTAGAATATTTGTCTAAGGCAACCTCACCCAATATGTATCCAATTTGAAGAAATCCATTGGTGATGACTATTGCCAATAAGATAAAGAAAGCATAGTAATCTATCTTATCCCGATAAAGAAATAAGATTACGAAAAGCACAAGTTTCCAAGTGACCTCGGATATTAAATACGCGAGAAACTTTTTGCTTTTTAAGGGGAGTTTATTCAAGTCCTCTATATCAAATCCATCATCTTCTTGGTCTGTACCCATGACTTATCTCCTTGGTGGAAGGGTCAATCGGATCACAGGACCCGAGTACTTGTTATCCGATGTGTTGATACTTTTTGGCAGCGTATCCAACCTACGCACCACCAAGTCATTTGCCCTGCGTTGGAACTTATCCTCAGATACCTGCGGGTATTCCAAAGGAGGTCTTGAATAGGAAAATAACTCCGTAAGACGCTCTTGTTCCAAAGAACTCATAGTTGGAAACAAGAACTCAAAATCATCCCTTGCCTGTTGGTTCTCGTTCAGCATCGTAACGATCAACATCGCAGGCAACACGGGAGGATTATCCACATCCCCCTCTACCCCTTTCAGGGTATTCACACCGCTGTCCCTTATCCAAAAGTTTCCCATCTTCATTCTCCTTTATTGGATAACACACAATAAAGGGTTAAAAAGGGATAAACTTACCCCGCTACAAATGCAAACTCTTGTTTCTTAGCTATTTCTAAGGGAGATGTGCTTGTCCTCTTCATCGTCCACTCGATGAAGTAAGACCCAGGTCTAAATGCTGTGGTTAGAGTTTCAGCCACAAAATACTTACCCTCCGCTTCCTGAAAGGGAAGGCGACCCCCACCGCCTACCCTCCACAAGCCCATAATCGGATCGTTCCCATAAAAGGCGTATGTTATGGAGTGCGGATCATAAGGTGTCCCATCGGACAAATAAAACTCTATCCTTAAATCATTCGGACCAAGTACCTGTCTTTGTCTAAAGACAACAGACATTACTTATTAGCCTTCAACAGGGGAATAAGAACTTCCCTAAGCTCAGGTCTCTCTGAAGCTAAACGGATAATCTGCTTGCGGAGAGTATTCTCTGATGCCTTTTTCTCAGCCTTAGGCTCCTTAGCCTTAGGCTCCTCAGCCTTAGGCTCCTCAGCCTTAGGCTCCTCAGCCTTAAGCTCCTCAGCCTTAAGCTCCTCAGCCTTAGCTTCTTCCTCCGCCAAAATAGCTTTGGCAAGATGGATCATCTTTTGGACATCGTTGCTCTTCACCACAGGAATGATGATCGAGCGGAGTTTGGGGTTTTCTTGGGCGATACGGACAAGTTCAGCTTTTACTTTCATCTTCTATCTCCGTTGGACAAAGAGGTTATGAGGAGTAAATAAATAAAAGAACTACAAAACCCTTATGATGGGACTTGGGGTTATTCCCCCATCTGATAAGGGGTCAATAACATAAAGGATCATGTCCGCATAGAGCGTAGAGTTATCCGAAATAAGCGTAGCACTAAAGCCAACATAAAGGTACTTTCCCAAATAACCTTCAGGGATTGTAAATCTTAAGACATATCTATGAGGTTGATCTGTTTGAACCATCACGGCAGGTTCTTGGAGGATAGTTCTTACATTCCCCACATAGGTGTAGAGAGAAGCCTCTACGCCCTCTACATCTAAGGGGCGACCTAGCTCATCTGTCCACGCAATAGGACAAGGAACAGATTTGCCCTCTTCCACATGAATCATGATAGGGGTCATGGTTTTATTCTCCTTTGGCTTTACACACCAAAATTAGATAAAACCTTTAAGAGCCTTCTCTTGTCATATGTGTTAGGGCTTTGAGGCTTCTGATCTCATCAACAAAAGTAAGAGCAGGAACACGAGCGGTTCGATTAAAGTATTCCCTTTTCAAATCTTTAATCAAATCCACCCGCTCAAAGACAAACAACACCTTCTTATCCAATACTTCAGAGGTGAGCAGGTCTAAGCCCGCAGCTTTAAGGAAGGCTGCAAAATACAAGTCGGATGTCTTGTACAACTCCGCAGGCTCTATGTCCAAAACCCTCACTTATCCAATCCTCATTTGTCCGATAACACTTCCGATAGTAACTCAAGTGCTTTCTTCACACCCTTATCCTCAGAAGTCTCTCGGACAATTTTATCCGAAATCCACTTAGCAATAATAGGCTTAGAGCCCCAAGAGGCTCTAAGTTCAGTCCCTGTGGAAACCAAGACTCTTCCCTCAAATGTTTGTCTCGACACGAAAGCACTTACTGCCTTCTTATCCATTAAGGCGATTTTCATCTTACAGCACAGTCCCATCCACATCATAAACAACCACTAAGGGGTCTAATGCAGCACCTGTGACAGGGTTAACACGATTGTTCTTAGCCTTGAACAAGTTACCCTGAGCCAAGGAAATCCAAAAGCTCGAATCTTCATTTACGATGGGGGCATAAGCACCCGTATCAAATAAAGCCTCTTGAGCCGCTTCCGTTTGGAAAACCGCACCGACATCAGTTCCCGCTGGCACCACAAACTTCGCACCACCAACAATCGCCAAGATGTTGCCTAAGGTAGCGGTCGAGTCCCCTGTACCAACAATACCCGATCCTTCAACCACACCGGCTAGAATTCCCTCCACGGTGGCAACATCTAAGTCACCCCCTGTCCTCATTTCTGAGATGATATCATCAGCGGCAGTCTTAGCCTGAGCAGGGGTGAAGTTGGCACCTGCGTCACCTGCGTCAACTGTCACTAAGAGATAAGCGGCAAGTCCACTTACTTCTCTTGTCACCACATCTGCAACCACCACAGGAAGGGTGTTCTCAGGCTGACGAAGATAACGAGGTCCCTGAGGAGCGGGATCGACCACAGGGTTTGCCAAAGACCTGTTCGGCCACATATCCTTGATCATAAGTGACCCATTAGGGATAGACAAATCACGGATACAAATTACGGGGCTATTCATGGGTTTTATCCTTACTGAATGAGTGTGCCGTCATCTGCATAACAGACAACGAAGGGTGCGAGATCGCCGTTAGCAAGTCTTCTAGTCTGAGCCTTCTTTAGCTGTCCGCTCCTAGCGGATACATAAAAGCTCGACTCAAAAGTTGTCCAAAGGCTCGCTACATCCGTGGGGTCAGTAAACCTCGCATCAAGACCTGCGGGGATGAAGTTATAAACACCACCGTCACCACCTACAGAAGTTCCTGCGGGGAGGGTGAATACCTTATAACCCGACACAATCTGAAGGATCTGAAGCACGGTAGCAACAGAACCGCCAATACCAATGCCGTTATTTCCACCCGTGCGAACTGCAATCTTAGCGTTGATAGCATCGACCGTCAAAGCACCACCACCCTCCATGATGGCGATGATGTCGGCAGCGATGAAATTCGCCTGAGCGGCTGTGAGAGCTAGACCACCCGCCGCAGCCCTCGCAATCGTAGCGAGAATATAGGCGGCTAAACCCTTGAATTCTGCTGTAGTGTCAAAAGCAGCGTTTAGAGATACAGTTTGAGTTAACGCTCTGCCGTGGGCATAGAGATAACGAGGTCCCTGAAAACGGGGTGTGATGACAGCATTGGATTGTGTCTTGTGAGGGAAGAGATCAGTAATCTGTAGGGCGACACCACCATCGGTAGAGTTGGTAACTCTAGGTGTGCATACGAAAGGCATGATGGACTCCTTATCCGTTATAGACGGTGCCGTCTGTATTGTAGACGGCAACGAGGGGGGTGGTAGCGGTATTACCTGCGAAGCCATTAGGTCTAGCGGCGACAAGCCCTGCAAGAGTTCCTTCATTGAAAGACACCTGCCAAGAAGTATCTCTCTCAACAAGTCTTCTCATCGTGGCACCAAGGCTAGTATCCGCGATAACCACCACATGGTCGCCTTCCGCGTCCTGAACCACATATCCTGCTTCGATCACATATTGTTCTCCAGCTAGGATTTGAAGAATGGCATCGACTGATGCTGTGCTGTCCCCCGCGTCTATAGCCGCACCTTCACCCAAGGTGGCGACTAAAAGAGCGTTGATGTTCGCCTCTGCCAAAGCCAAGCCACCTTGGGCTCTAGCTAAGATGGCGTTGGCAATCGTCTCCGCCTGTGTGACAGTCACGGTACGAGTTCCTGCACCATTCACGGCATCTACATTTTTAATGATGTAGGAAACTAGTCCTCTTGCCTCACGAGCAAAGACAATCGACTCGTCTGCAATCTCGGCAAGAACGGGACGGAAAAAGCCCGAGTTACCCATATTGGGAACTCTGACATAAAAAGGACCCTGAGGGGCAGGGTCGTTCACAAGGTTGGCTTGACTCTGATCGGGAAATAAATCCGTTACCTGAATCGAACCATTTTGAATTTCACTACGCCTCGCGATGATATACGGCATCGTTTCTCTCCTATTGGGGGGGTATCTACAATACTGCACCTCAATATAAAGAAACTATTATTAACCCCTATTTACAAGGCTCGTCCGTATCGTAAATTGGGGGGTTGCACCATCTCCCGCTAGAAAGAACTCAGGTACTGCACCACCTGTTAGACTCAAAGTATCCAATGGGCGTATGATCGTTGGACTCATTCCCGCCGCACAAGAAACATACAGGTTATCCGTGTCATCCAAGTTTTGAACGCTGATGGTTTGGCTAAAATACGGCAAATGGATATTGATCGCTCCAACACCCAAATTGTCAGGTACTGCACCTGTATTGATGTCGGGTGCAGTACCTACAACGGTGAAGATCGGTGCTGTCACACTAAAGAAATCATAAGGCACAACCACAACAACGGGGCCGAAATCCGTTAGCTCTTGAGTCGCCCTCATCTTTCCTCTCAAACGGATAAAACACACCTCTTCATCCGTAGGGATTCTAGGGTTCGGAGGGGCAGTAGAAAAATCGTTCAGATTGAACACCATGCGGGTCAAATCTCGACTACTTTCCTCGACACTCAGCCGCTGGCTCAAAATGGATGAACTTTTGAAGTTCACATCATATCGAGTTCGCAGTATCTCTATTGGATTGTTAAAAGCATCCATCAAATTGGACGCTCCATAAACCCTTACCTCATCCATCCCCCTTAGGGATTGATTGGGGATAGAGACATCTATCAGCCCCTTAGAGCGATAGTTCAAACTTGGAAGTAAACGCCCTCTAGACATTACTTAACCTTCTCTTTCTGCACTAGTGTGTTGTAGCTGTCTGCGTTTTTTCCCTTTGATGCCGCCAGCTTTTGAGCATCAGCCCAACTATCCACCCTCTCCCCATCCACATTTGGAGCTAGTGTGACTGATGGTGCATCACGCTTCATCTCGTTTTGCCTCATCTCTAGCTTCGAGTTCTTTTCCGCCATCTGTTGCTTTATCTTCAAGTTTTTACCCGTCCAACCATCCCCAACAAGGATAAACTGAGGTAGCGAAGGAACTCTCTTACCCACAGCTTCACAATCAGGACATCTTGTCTCCTGATCTCGCTCTGACATCCTCAGCGATTTGGTAAAGCGGTTTTCACAGGAACTACAGAGAAAATCATAGGTCGGCATCGTCACACTCCAAAATAGGTAGATAAAACCGCATAGGCGTGTTTACACACCTTGTGGCTCCCCTTAGGGTCTTTTGAATCAGGCTTGCTCGCCGTTCCCCTAGGTTTACCAAACAAGTATCCATTTTTTTGTGCGTGATACTCAGGTCCCTGATACTGCCAATAATTACAACTACACCTTAGATGGATATCCAATTCCCTGCCCTCCCCATCAAACGCTTCCACCACCACCTCGTAATCCCCCACCTTAAAGGTTATGGGAGACTTCTTTAGCTGTTCTTCAAAAGAACCCACCACCGAAGCGACTAAACCCTCTGAATTAGACACCACACCCGTGTCTAATCCCTCTAAGACTAAACTTAATTTAGCAGATGTCCGTCTCATTCGCGTCACCTTCTTTCATCGGTGACGCATCATAAACAATCTACCCATTAGAACGATAATGCTTAATCGCCTCCCTTACGAATATCCCATAAGAAAAGGCAATTATTAGCGTATATAGTAGACACATAGGTATTTCCTCACTTATGTGCCACACCCCTACTATATCTCACTCCCCCATGTCAAGAAGTTTATCCATAAACGCACACTTCTTGTAACTGCTGAGAGAAGACCAATCCTCCCCAAACGGATTGGCAATATAGTCCCCATTCCACAGGTCTATAATCCCTGCCTCCGTCAAGCCGAGCTTACTCAGCGAATACTCAACCTCATTGAGTCCATAAAACTTTTCTTCAAGTCCCTTTATGATCATCTTTGCTTCTCCATATGTGTGGTAGCCACACCACACATATACGGAGAACACCCCCTTGGGATACCTTCTTGACCCCACATCAAAGAGGTTTCAGTTTGCCCACCTAGACTATACACCAAAGAAGTTATCGGTTATCCATTTCGGCTCAGGGGCTCCCCCCTTGCTCCAAACAAAAACAGGCTCGCAGAAATTCCCCTCAAGACCTATCCCGTTCCTCTTGTGCATTTTATATCCAATCACGCCCTCATAAGTCGCACCTAGTTTATCCATAAACTCCAACATCGGTTGGCAGATATTTCCCTCGCCTTTCTTATCCGATATATTCACAGCTAACCTGCCTCCATCCTCAAGACCACCATAGACCCTGCCCAATACCTCAAATAAAAACCCATTCAACCATTTATCCAATGTGGAGTGTCTTATCCAACTTTGTGTAGGTTCTTCCGAGTATCTCTCGGTGTCGAAATATGGCGGGCTTGTAAACACAAAATCATACGAAATGCCCCCATAGTTCACTTCTTCAGCTGGAGAACAAATAAACTCCGTTGCCTTAGTTCCACCTACACTATCCGATATCCGTCTATATGGCTCATGCAGTTTGGTATTCGGATCAATCCCTACATAACTCTCCGCCCCACTAGCCAAGAACCCAACCAATCTATCCCCCCAACCTGCTGAGAAATCTAAGACCCTCTTCGCACCAAACAGGTCATAAATAGATTTCGCTACGCTAGGCTTAAACTGACTCGCCATATAGGTGTGCATCTTTAACGCTCGATACAAAATCGAGTTCTCTATCCCCTTAGTTGACACTTCCTCTGAAAGTATCCCAAACAGACATCTAAAGAAGTTGCTCTTTTTCGCATGGGCGTTCCTCCATTCTTCCATCGGAGCACCCTGCTTCTTTAACCCACACTCCATACGGATAGCCTGAGTTTGGATATTGGATACTTTTAGCCCACTATTGTTTCCTATCAGGCAGATAGGCTTAGAACCATAAACCAAGTTCATTGGTGTGTTTATCCGTGGGGTGCTCCAAGGAGATACTTCATATTTCAAGGATTCCGCTCTCAATGCGTTCAAGTCATCTTGTATTTCTTGTTGCGTGTACTCCCTAATTGGAAAGGGCAATCTTTTGATCACATTTCCCAAATGTGCAGTAATAGCCTCCTGCGTAAACGATTCCCTAATCTCGACCCACAAGCTAGGTGGAATTTGAACCCTGTCTCCCACCTTTATTTCACATTCGTCTAAGCTCATCAGCGGCTTCTTGTCGTACTCAAAGAACATATGTCACACTCCTTTAGAGATTTAAGGCTTTTATAGTTTATCTATATTCTCTCCAAGCGTGAGTGGATAAATCCCTATCCATTAATCCCTTGGAGTTTCAATCATGAGAAGAAGTGCTGCTGATGTTATCCGTCATCTACAGGCTCGCGTTGCTCGCCTCGAAGGTCGTACCGCAAGTAATGGTATGTTCTATGTTCAGATGGGTGAGGGTATAGAACCTGTCGTACAGAAATCCCTAATGAAATTCGACGCTTTTAAATTCTTTGGGGATGGGGTAAATAATGCAGTAGTGCGGGCAGTTCAATCTCAGTTTGAGAAGGAGAGTAGAGTAGACCTTGATCACGATGCGGATATTGAGTTCAAGAGTATTCAGGTGGGTACTTGGAATTCGTTTTCGGGAAGTGGTGAATTTCGTTCAGGTGGTCTCTTGAAGCTAGAGATTGACTGCGTTATCACCCCATCGGGCGGGGTGCCTACTGATTTCAGAACAGAAGTTTCTATCGGTATTGCCTCTGCTGTGAAAGACATCAAAGGTCGCAGAGTGGATTAACATATCCGTCATCTAGAGACCCCTACAAGTTATCTATTAACCCCTATCCATTACCCCCTTGGAGATTTGATAATGATAAGAAGAACCGCTAGTGAAGTTTTAAGAAGCCTTGAGATGAGAACCCGCACGCCTTGAAAGGCGTGCGGGTTCCACTTCGAGGACAGCGGCGGGTAAGTACTACGGTGATATAGTAGGATTATATCACGACTACTTCGATGGTGCCACCTTCTTGCAGTACGACTTCGACAGAGACGGAGATATGGTATTCCGCTGTTCTGAGAAGGAATTCATTGCTAATTTCCAAGAAGCCTTTAATACAAGGGCTAGGACAGCGGAGGAGATGACTGCGGTGGTTCAGGATATTACAGGAGACCCCTTACATTATGCGAACCCTAACTATAGGGGCAGACCTCGCATGGGCAATTTAAGTGAGTTGGATGTTTACGGCGACTAAGAGTTAGTTGGCGAAGTTAAACACACAATCGGTAGGTAGCTTGTCGTCACGCCAGCGGAGGAACACAGGGTGTCGAATAGCCCCTGTGGGATACAATCCATAACCCTTAACCTCTGCAACTTTTCCAACATGGGCGGACATATCTTCAGGCGTTCCCGTTTCCCCAAGGGAACCAACCACACGAAGAACCCCCTGTTGGTCATAATATCCATAACTCAGTCCGACATGACCTGCAAGCCAAGGGTCTGAGTGACGACCTTGAGGGTACAAGATACCATCTGTACCCATCTCTCCTGGACGGACACGCCATTCTGAGGGCTTGGCATTAGCGTCCACAATGACCACATCATGAGTATCCGTAAACTTGTGCTTCACCCAAGCCGAGCGGCTATTCTCCTTGTAGGGTTCCGTAACCTTTTTGAGCATGATGCCCTCATGCCCTCGATCTGCCGCTAACGCCATCAAATCCTCAATCGTGTACTGAGACAGAGGATACAAAACAGAAAGTCGAGTGTTGGTGAAAGAGGGTAGGTTCTCAATGATCTTACGCCTCTCCAACCAAGGCAGGTTCATCACGCTTTGTCCCTCTACATAGAGGACATCAAAGATAACAAACTCAAGTGCCTCAGGGTCATTCGCTCTGAGATGAGAAACGACATCGGAACCCTCCACCCCTGCCCGAGGGATCAACTCCCCGTCAAGCATTAAGCCAGCGGGCAAGTGAGCTGAATATGCCCCACCGACTTGATCTCCTTACCTATACGAGACCATGCCTGATCATGGGCAATCATGATGCGATGCCCATCGAGTTTCATCTCTGCCACCACAAGGTGGCTACCCTTACAGGCGGATAAGAACTTCTCGTCAGCAGTCTTGGCAAGCTGAGGCTTGTGGTACTTCATCTCAATTTCCTTAGTTAAGGGGGGTCTATCTCTCACACCCCACTAATATAGGATAGTTCGGGTTGGGATACCCTTATAAGACCTAAGCGAGGATCATTTACGGATTATCAGGTCTTGCTTGAGGGCAAAGCGTAAAGAGTATTAGTTTTGATCTCAGTAAAGAAGAAGTAACTCCTCCTCCCCTCTACGCCTCGAAAGGCATGAGGGCAAGCTGTGCCAACCCCCAAATATAATTTGCCCTCAAAGTAAATCTCGAATACCCCGCTACCGAAAAAACTCACACTCGCTTCTTCCCAATTCAAGTATATGAAACTTTTATCCCCACAAACGATGATACGATCCGAAGATGTTGGGGATATTTCCGCATAGTGCGTGGGAAGGATAGCGAAAGGATCGGCTATATACTTTATTTTGCCATTATCACTCAAGTATCCGTAAAACAAGCCCTGTGAGTGTTTTTCGAGGATGCGGGCAAACCTCAGTTGATTTCCCCCCCAAACCATAAAGTCTCCAATATTACCCATCTCTTTTATCCTTTCTGTGCTGCACTAGATTCACGCTACGAGAACTATTTTGGCGTGTGACACTAGCTCAAATATAAAAACTGAGCTTCCCTCCCAATGGGAAACAACACCCTCTAATACCCCTGCATGGGGTATATAAACCTTTACTAGGTCACCCGTTGTAGAGGGTGGTAGGCACAATAATATATGCCGATATATTGGAAGGTATCCGTTTACGAGTATGTTGACATTAGTCAAGGTCTGTGGCTGATAAAGGGTTGGGACTACTGCGTAGATATCTTTAAGGGGAACACATACGCCATTACTCACCCCATATCCATGTAAGGTGTTCAGAGACAAGACTTGGCGTAGCTTTAAGTGTTTCCCATAAAGGATGTAGTCACCGAGCCTTATCACTCAACATCCCCAAGGGGGGGTCACCCCTCCACAATCTCGTAGTATCCACGCAACACCCCCACCACCTCCTCCGACCCATCCTTCCCCTTGAAGGAGTCGTACTTCAAGGTAAGCATCGTGGTGGTCGGGGTCTTGACGAGGACTTTGGCGTGGGGGAGGATGCTGAGGAGCTTGATGTGGTGAGCGGTGTGGACGGTGAGGTCGAGGGTGCCGTGGAGCTTGTGGCGGGTCATGAAGAGCTTGGGCATGATCATCTCCTGAGGGGGTTGGTGTGTATCTCTCACACCTAACTAATAACGGAGAAACCCCCTTGGGATACTCTATCTACGACCGCCTGGTCTCTTACCCTCAGGTCTCTTGATGGAGGCAGAGTCCATCCACTCCTCACGGTATCTCCTGTTGTACTCTTTTCTAGCGGCTGAACCCGGCTTACCTGAGTTGGCTTCGCCGTAGTTGTTGTGGAGACGATAACAGGTTTCGCCCTGACCGGGCTTACCGAGTCCTTCCCAATTGTCTGCGGAGTAACAATCTGCTTGATTTTTTGGGGCGGGTGGGTTGTTGTAGTCTTTCTGATTCCCCTTGCCGTCCCAAGTACGCCCTGCGAACATCTCATCAGCGAACATATCATCCGCCTCAAGGTCATCCGCCCACATATCGTCAGCGAAACGGGACTTGGAAGCGTGACGCTCTAAGCGTGCGATGCGGGTTTCAAGGTCACTTAAGATTTCACTAGCGGTTCTTCTCATGGTTTATGCTCCTGATCAGGTTGTCTTGATTAGGTGCATATGATAGATGATCTATTAATAAAACATTTTCTTTAGACCCTGAAGACCGCCAGCTTTCCAAACTTCTCCGGGGTCTTTTCCTCTGTACTTCCATTCTACACAACGGATTCCGAGGCGGGACATCTCCTTATGAAGCCAAAGAGATTTCTTTCTTCCTGTTTCGTCATTGTCGTAACAGATATAGATGGTGGACATGGGAGTATAAAACTGAGAGATGGATGCGAGAGTATTTGCGTCCATACCTGCACGGAGGGTTGAACAAACGGCATCTCCATTAGAGAGGCATTTTTCAACTGCGATCAGATCAAACACACCTTCGACTATCCAAAGGTCGTGTCCTTCCCAAAGGGCTTTAAAAGCATTTTGAGAGCCGAGTAGGTAAGGGTTCCATTGAGAGTGTGGTGTACGATACTGAAGGACTTTCTTTTGTCCATCTTCAGAAAGAGAGCGGGCTTCAAGTCCGATGATTTGACCTCTAGGGGAGGAGATCGGAATAATCAGGTGTTCTTTTATGCGTTCCCCTTGTTGTCCAAACATAGATTTAAAACGGGGGTCTTGGACATTTGAATGGGGGTTCCAAGAGTGGAAATGGATAGTGGATTGGCTATTGACACCTCTAGAGAGGAGGTATGGTCGATATGTCTCTAGGGGGCTTGCAAAACCTTGTTTAAGCCATCCATCGTCCATGTAGCGTTATCCATTTTGGTGGGTGATAGCCCAAGCTGGAGCTTCGGTTTCCCCGCGTTTAACTTTAAGGGCGAGTTCGTATCCTGTCTTATAGACATCGGACTGAGAAGAAGGTGACTTGCCCTGCATCCCATCAAGATATCCCTGAACCATCTCAATAGGTGTAGCGGAAGTAGGGGTTCCTGTACGCATCATAGCCATCGACATATCTCCATTAGAACAGGTTACGAGTTTATATTGGAAAAATGTTATCCAATAATCAAGGCGTTGTTTATACCAATCATTACAAGAGCCACGGATACCGCTTTGGTGGTGGCAGGAGTGTAAATCTTCTTCGTCAAAAAGGTGGAGGAACTTCCTCATGACTTGGACTGCGTATTTAGGGTGTTTTAGTTTGACGCACTCTTTTTGGATAGCTTCTTTGTGTTCCTCAGGGTTCCAATTATTCCAATGTCCCCTTGTGAAAGCGGGATACGAATACCTAGCATGAATTTGAAACACCCCACAGGCTTTACCATTATCTCCTTTATGGATAGTTGGTCTTATCCGACTTTCCATCCAAGCGAGTGCTAGTATTCTTGGATCGGTTTCTGCATCCTCCCAAGCGTGTTGAAGAAATCTGAGTTGGTCTCCATACTCGGCGGGGCGAGAATAAACAAACTTCCACTTCGGCAGGATATTAACTCGGGAGGCTTGTTGCAGTCCGTCCAATAAACATTGGAAAGAAAGACTTAAAATCAGGAGGTATGACATCTCATTCCTTTGAATTGGCTTAGAGCATCCTCGACATACGAAATAACCAACAGACTTAACCAACCACTTACCATTTTGGGGTCAATAGCTAGCGGTTTTCCGTCTACAAGTGTCTTGTTCAAAATCCCCAATACGCTGTCGGTACAGGTGGACACCAAGACTTCTTTATGTTGGCTATCCGCCGAATCAAACAAAGGCAGTTCATACCCGACTGAGAGAGTGACCCAATCTATTATGTTCATCGGCTTAAACACATCTCGGATAGCTAGTTGGAAGATCATGCGTACTTCAGCGACATCATCAAAGACCCCGCGTTGTACTCGGTGCTTATATAGATAAGGTAGCTCGCTTGACTCATACAACTCGTGCATCCGTCTCACCATAAAGGCTTCCCAACGAGCGTTCACATTTTTTCTTGTGTATGCTTCTCCCCCTACCTGCACTTCATGACCTTCATAAAGCCAATCCACTATGTGAGCATTACGCTTCTTCGGCTCCGCTTCACTCACATCTAGACCTGAGGGGAACTTCGGTTCATATGCCTCCTTTAGTTGCACTACCTCTGATAACTCTCTATGTGGACTAGTTATCAGCTCCTTTTTGGATAGCTGATAACCCAACTCCTTAAAGTGTTTAGTCAGAAGTCTCCTGTTTGAACGGGTGTTCTTGAAGCCGTGTGCCAATAATAAATGGCTTAAAAAAACGCTCACACACCCATTATCCAATTTTGGATGTGTTGCAGTTAAAAGAACCATATCTATCTTTTGCCCTGATGAACACTTTTTCGGGGCTGATAAATCCACACCATTATCTTCGAGATACTCCTCTATCACTTCCTGCGGCGTGAACACTCCCCCTAAGCTCTTTAGCTTATCCAATAACCCCAACAACTCGGAAAGCTGATCTCTTGTCAGGTTATCCGATAGGCGTTTAGGGTTGATCTGTGTCTTCTCTTTGACCCACGCCAGCAGTAGTATTTGCTTTGCAAGTTTCATTTGACACCCTAGGTTAATTAGGCAATAACGGGTACTCCTTTGAACCCACCTTTATGGAGAGTTATATGGAGTGCCTTGTTGACTATACCCAAGTGCAGCCAAACAAAAAATGGCATCAGGGGGTCTATGCGATACTCAGCTTTGACTTCAAAAAGAAGTTCAACCCAATCAAAAAGAAACCCCACGGAATCGACATCAATAAAAAGTCGTCCGACATCCGACTCTTGTTCTACAAACGCCAAGCAAAACAAGTCGCTCGTCTCGGATTAGACCCCGAAGATGTCCTCCAAGAGGTTTATAAAGGACTGATTATCCGTAACGAAGGCACTTGTCCCTATGACCCAAAGAAGTCTGCCTTCTCTACCTATGTCGTCATGGTCATGAACTGCGTTGTCATGAACATTGTCAAGAAGCGGAAACTACACAATGACCGCGAATGTGTTGGTTCTGAAGATGATGCCGCTACATCAAATCTCGCATCTCATTACTCCACCGAAGAAGATGACTTCTTAATCGAACAAGTAAGGTCATCTTTTCAAGGAGACTTACTCAAAGTGTTCGATGCCATGATGGAAGGCACCAAACACGCACACATCGCCCAAGAACTAGGCTGGGAAATGAAGAGGGTCAATCTTTGCGTCAAAGAGATAAGGTCTCAGGTCGCTTCTCTTTTACAGCGTAGAGACGCTTAAAACTTCGTTAAACCAAACCTCTTGCGGGATACAGGAAGGTATCCAAACCCTGGATCAATCGAGTCTCCCTTGACTACCTGCTTACCCTCTAAATCGACTTTCATGTTGAAAGTCGCTCGCTCCACCAATCCCCCATATTCTGACTTACCAAATATGGATATCTCCTCCACCTTATCCGCCCAACCAAGTAAATAAGAACTGCCCTCAAATAACTCTCCCTTGAAGTCCGTTCTTAAGCCATAGGCGAAAACAGGAACAGCTAGCTCATCCACTATCCGCGTTAGCCCCACCACCTGAGCCTTTGTTAAGAATTGAGCCTCATCCACAAAAACTATCTTAATCGGATTAGGCTTGCCCCAAACCCTCAAGGCTCTTTCGTTACAAGAGATAATATACTCATAAGGACAAGTGTCGCCTTTAAGAGACGATGCTCCTCTCTGTATCCCTATCCTAGAGGAAACACGAGATATGCCATCTCTCTTAGATGCTATTTCAGGGACAAGAACCTCGTGGTTAATGCCAGCTTCGGAACAAGAGTGTGCTCTCATTATCAAATGAGCTGTCTTTCCCGCGTTTACTGTAGAGTACAAAAAACTTAGCATCACCTATCCTTTGTTTAGAGCTTTCACCTTCGACCCCGAGGCATTATACTAAATAGTTGCAGGAGGGAGCCCCTTTTTCCGTGAGGCTACAAGAACCTTCTTCTTCCCCACAACAACCTTCTTCTTGCCCACAAGACTGATCGCCTTGAGTCTAATCTTCTTGTGCCGTGAGGCATAACCCTTCGCCTCCACATCACAAGTGTTGCCGCTGTAGTAGTGACACATTAAGGTATCCATCTTATCCGTATTGGATACCTTCCACCTTGCCCTCATGTACTTCAGATACCCAACCGCCACCTTTGTGGCGTGACGGATATTTTTCCCCAACTTGTCGCAGGTGGTGGGGATGGTGGAGTAGGCGGGGACTTGCTGATACACACCACACGCCCCCCATGAGGTCTTAGGGTAGGTTCCCGTCCCCACATACTTGTATCCAAACCTACTCTCATTATACGCCAAGCTGATTAGCCTCTCATGAGGCACACCCGCCTTCACTCCCCCCTCCGCGTATATAGCCGAGGCTACCTCATTGAGGTGTGCCTTAACTGCGGGTTTATCCAAACCCTGAGCATTATCCAAAACCAACAGCTTGATGATGATGTTGAGTATATCCAACTTGCTCATTATGCTTCTCTCTTCGTAGAGGGGGTACACCCCATTAATAATAGATAGCTCGGGTTGGGATACTATCCTTTTCTGTGTCCCAACCCCCATTCTGTCTTATTAGATGTGGTGTGACCCTATAGGAGATACTATGTACGAGATCAAAACATTCGGCAAGATCATGGGTGGTGGGTTCGCCCTCGTCAAAGCGGGGGAGGTCGTGGTGATCACCACAAAGCCCGCCCTAGTACTTGGTGATGCCTCTAAGATTGCCCCTATGTCATGGTCAATCAACCCGAATACGGAGGGTTCCGTCACCTTCAATGTGGGAACGGATACTCTAAGAGTTGTGTGGAAAAAAGAGGGGCGGATGACCATCTTTACCGATAATAAGGGGTGTACGCTCTCGATTAACAGCAAGGGCAAGGTCAAGGAAAACTAAATGATATATTCAATGTCACTTGTCGATATGAGTACAGGGGGACACTCCACTAACATCGAGATGTTTCTACCCTCTGTCCTGATCAAGGTAGATGGGAAGAAAAAGGCGATGGATGTAAATTACGATCACCTTTATTACTTTTGTGATGAAAATAATCAGATCACGCCCAATACGCTCCACAAGATACTACTTGTGTGGTTGACTGAAATGGGCTTCTATGATGTATCCTTGCATAAGAACAAAAGCAACACCACCATAGTCTACACTATGGCGGCTGAACACTCCTCTGACTTTACCATAAAGGTGGAGTGGTGTAGCGATATGAATAATGTTTTCGTCCCCACCTACACGGATGGCAAATCTTTCACGGGGTTCAGGATACCTAAAGACACCACGGGTTGTATACAGCTTATCCTGTTCTCTAAGCCCGCCACATCTGCGTACTACAAAACCACATGGTTTAGCGATAACTTGGCTCCCTCCCTGTATAAAAACTTTACCCTAAGCCTTGATACCTATATGAATTGGATAAGAGAAACACTTAAGAGTTGAGTAGCTTCTGAAGCCTTTTAAAATCCACCACATCTAAAAGGCTAGGTCGCTTTCCATCTCGTGCGTCAAGACCTAACGCTTTTATCCGTTCCATAGATTCGATATCTTTCTTCCTCTTGGCTATTAGCCATAATGTCCTTAGTTCATCAACAGGCAAAGGCTGAGATAATACGCTTGGTTTCGATCTAATTGCCAAGCGTTCTTCTATGACCCTCTCCGCTTCTCCCCTAAGCCTGTATCCAGCTTCAAGTTGATCTCGATATTGGATAAGCAAAGGATCATCGCCTGAATGTGGTAGGGAGTCTATTTTGGATAACCATAAACTCCTGTATGCCTTATCCGATGCCCGTTTAGTTCTTGAAGAAATCTTAAGGTGTCCCGATAAGACAACCGAGAGTAGATATTTTATCTTACCCAATACTGCGTTTGCTCCATAAGCTACAAGCATTCCAAACGCCTCACAAAAGGCTTCCTCGGGGTTCTTAACCGCGTATCCCGTGATGGGGTTCATAGGAACCTTAATGAACCTCCCAATCTTGCCATCTCGATATGCTTTAACGGCACTTTCAAGCGAGTAATAATCTTTATGTCGTTTATGAAAAAGAGCATAATCCTGTAGATACAGGATTGGATATGCTTCTTTAAGATCACTCTCACGATTGATCTTATCCGTAATCTTGCCAACTTCTTCTAGGTCTAAATCTCCAAAGTCACCCTTAATCGCACTCGTCCAAAAGTCTTTAGCAGAACCCGACAAGATATCAAAATAGTGATGTCCCATCTCATGTGCTAAAATATGACACATCGCTTCCTTGTTAGTTCTGTTGAATCTGAACCCAGAAGCTGTTATTTCTATCCGTTTACCCTTATAACACGCGGCAGCAGTACCGCAATCAGATGTTTCCGACCCGTGAAACACAAAAGGGAGTTGGTAGTTGAGCAACCGAGGGAAGTATTCCTTTACCCTCCCCACATAGAACGGGATATGCTCATTCACGATCAGCTTCTTATCCTCAAAAGACAAACCGCCCACAAAACCTACAGGAACACCCTGCACCGTCTGTCTCTCCTCTGAAAACGAAGTCTCAACACCCACATCTGTAAAATCGTGCCTCGACAAGAAATCGGATAAGTCCTTAAGCACATTCCAAAAGTCACGCCACTTCCTCTCAGCACGGGCTTTATCCGTTTTGAGTGTGGGGAGTATCTGCTCGAACTTGATGCGGTCTAGCTCGGCTTGGGTTTTACGAGGATTTCTTTCAAAGTAATCATCCCAATCCGTATTTGGATACTTGCTTTTAAGTTCAGCCTTGTCCTGCTCAATCTTTTCGGGAGAGTCCGCTGTATCCGAACTCTTTCTGAGAGTTTCCGCCATCTCGTTTATGGCTAAAAAGAAGCCCCACCACGCAGTCGCAGTCTTCTCTATCACATACTCTATCTCATGCTTGATGGGTTTGTTTTCTGTCCGATACGATTCCACCTCTAAATCGTATCGGAAAGCTCGTAATCCCATATCCAAGTTTTTTGCGTATCTGTGCAGATATTTGGATAGTTCTAACCTATTTTGAGGCGTTAAGCGATCAGGGACATTCTTGCTGTAAGTGAGCCACTCACGCTTCATGTCTAGTATCTTCTTGTCGTCTAGCATAGACTATGACTCCATAATTCTTATGGTTCTTGATTCTTATGGTTCTTGCGTACTTCGATATATAGTCTATTAAACTTCGTATAATCGGCATCGACCCAACCCCACACATTAAGAGGTGGTGATGAAACACTTGGCAGGGATGAAAGACAGAAATGGATGGAGGCTACATCAGCTTAACTTTGATGGAACTTGGAGGGCTTCTAATGAAAAGATAGACGCACAAAAGTGGAGACCCGAAGGTTATTGCTTAGAAGACCCTGCCACCATTGGTTGTCTACTTTATCTGTTGGGAGGCTCCCGAGTGGAACTAAAACGGATAGAAGGTGAGTGGTCGGTGTCTGTGGATGGAGGCGAGCCGCTTGTTGGGGAGTCTTTAGGTATCTTGTTAGCTCGTCTTTGTGCTGATATCCGTTAAGGATTTGGCAGGTTTTTTCGTAGAACGAGGCGGTTCATCGCCGCGAAATCTATAAATAAAAGTGTGACCCTCACCCCTTAAAGAGGTTTTATGAAGCCGAGACGCGGATTGTCATTTTTCTTAAATACTGCCAACAAGGATCAGTTTTCATTTGGGATTGTCTTGTCAGCCAAGTCTGATGATGAAGGCGAGTACAAAATCCTCCGCACGGAGTTTGCCCCCTCAAAGGTTGAGGCTCTGAAGCTCCCGCTCACCAAAACGGATATGTTCGACTTTGAGGATACGGAGTATTACAATGTGGAGGAGTGGGACTCCGAGACGATTCGTTCATTGTCGAAGAGGCAGTTGTTTGGTGCTACGCTTGATATAAAGCTCTTACCTGCACCCTCTAAGACCCCCATCGAGGAAAAGAAGAAGGATATCGGCGTTGATGATTTGGCGGAGGAAGATTAAAGCCTCTTATTAATCTCATGTTTCAGATGGGGTTCAAATAGCCCCACAATCGCTTCTTCTAACACCTTGTATGTCCTCCCATCAGAGCCCACATACAAGGTGTTATCCTTTTCGGATACTTCAAGACGAGTGGTCAATCCCTCCCTGCTCAATGAAACTCCCCTTGGGAAATATCCAAGGGTAAACCCCAAAACGGATAGTCTGTCACTTGGGAAGGTTCCCAAAGGGGATTTGAACATATTGGATACTACGGCATATATGGGATTATTCATTTTGATCATTTGTATCGACATGGTTAGTTTCCTTTTGTGCCGCCTGTTCTCGTTGTGTCGCCTGTTCTCGTTGTTCTTTTAGCGAGAGGCGTTTCTTCGGTGCAAGAGTTCTATTGGTTCTCTCAAAGTATCCAATAGCCTTACGAATATGATACAGACACTTAGCACAAAAGCCTGAGCCGTCACCCCAAACCAATCCCCATCCTAGCTTAGAATCGGGCAAGGTCTTGCCACAACCTGTACACTTATTGGGGATTCTACAGCCCTTGTTTTTAGGTGTTATGTCCATAATGCCTTTGGTGGAGAATCTTTAGGGGTTATAAGGTGCAGGTCTAACTCCACTTTGGATGCTGTCATTATAAGACTTGATTAAGGGCAATCCTCTTATTCTAAATCTATCAGCCGCCGCGTAGCCTTCTCCATAGCCCGAGGGAGACACTTCACCACCAAGACTAAGGGCTCCGCCTGTGGGGTCTACACAATAGGTGACTATCAAAAGTTGTATCTCGTCACCCCTAGACACGAGACCACCTGAGACAGGACTGACCTCTTCAGAGTTCTTAACCAACATAGCCCGTCCTGCCAAAACAGAACCCTTTAAGACGGGCATTTCAGATTCTCCAAAAGATGATGCGAGGAAGGTGAGTGGACCACCTGCGGATTCCCCACTCACACCAAATACACTTCCCCCACCCCTCGCTATCAGATAGTTTTTACTGCCGCTCAGTCCATTCCATTTCGTGTATTGCAGTCTATCCCCATCACAAAGCTGAAGGGTATCACCTACCACCCCCGCCACCTGCGTATAAGGCTGACCAAAAGCGTCTACAGGAATGGATAAGGCTCTTGTACTTACTTGACCTATGTTTGATCCCAAATAGCTAGAACCATCATTTAGGATATCCTCACACAGAAAGTCAAAGTCTCTCACCAAGACACCTAAGGGCAATCGACTCGTTAAGCCGACAAGTGAAAGCGGTGTGTTCCCTTCACCTGCATTATTCACCCTTGCTACGGATTCTACAAAACTCGCCTTCGTCTTTGTTCTCAATACGCTTGGTAAGCGTCCTTCCACATATGAGTTAAACAACATCGTTAAGGGCTTCTCTCTAGCACCCTCAAAGAGTTGGAAATCTTGTCCAACATACGGAGATGTCTTTCCATCAATCGTTAAGTTCACGCTTATCTCATGCGTTTTATCCGTAGTGGGAGCCTCGATTAAAAGACAGATGTAAGATTTAGTATCAGTCGCCTCAGGGAAACCCGTGATTACATAAGTCTTGTAAGAGGGTTCAAATAAAACCAACTGCTTCTGAATAAGTCCCACGGCATCGGATAAATTAGTAACACCTAGCGTGTTGTACTCGACTGTATTTGTAACGCCTAGCTTTGTATCCGTTAGGGTTATGACAAGACCAGCTGTGGCATTATTATAGCGGGGGTGGGCGTTAGTAAATAAGAACAGGGAAACGAAACCTTTGGTGCCTTGTGTGGCTTCGTTAAACACACCATTTGTCGTTTGAGGGTGCAGTTCACCTGCCGCTGTTGGCATCCTGCTTCCTGAGGAGTATCCTGAGTCTTGTAAGGTTGACGGATAGAAGTTGCCTCCGATTCCGCCTGTACCTAGGGTTGTGTAGAAGTCCATAGAAGCCAATACCTGAAGATTTTTTGGATTGGCTAGATTGATATTTTCAACGGTGTTGGTGTCCTGAAGTCTAGACCCGCTGAAGGTATAGGCATCATCTCGATCAAGTCTCCCATAAGGAACAACCTGATCGTCATCGTTTAATCCAATACCTGTTTGGGTGTGGTAAACATTTCCCTGATACGGAGTACGGCTGTAAGCTATCCCCACCTCGGCACCAACGGGTAAAGCAAAGGGGATGCAAGCCCCAACCCTTGCTGTTATGTTATCCGTTCCGCTTAAGGTAGTTCCTAGTCCGTTGTGGTTTCTCATCATCACAAAGCGATTTTGATTGATGAAGTTCTGAGCGAATCCGAAAACAACTGCCTCTACGATGTACTCAAAGTTGTCAAACCCATTCCCTGTTGTCCAAGTGGGGATGCGTGTGATGTCGAGAGCGTGTTCAGTTAAGACATAAGTATGGCAGCCTGTTTGACCTATATCAACATCAGCCCCGCCTTGTCTGATATACATTGTGAAGTCTGAAGTATCCGTTCTCAGAAGGTTCACGACCGATCCATTAGTAATGGCTACAACGGGGTTTATCCTTGTTGAGTCGTGTCCACCTGCTTGTGCGAGATAGGCATCGTAGTTACTTCTTTCGTAAACACCATAGACGCGAGCTATGCCCAAAAACGGAGGGAGTTCAATCCCGTTCAAGACCGCACCGAAATCGCTAGTGGGTACGGATAAACTCACCTTGCGAGCTGTTAAGGTAAACGCACCCGATGAGAGAGACGAGTCATATGTCCCATAAGATGTCCCTGCGGTATCAAACAGCATAGGATAAACATTAGCTGTCCCATGGTTATCCCTGCCGCCAATTAGATTAAAGACGGCATCAGAGTTTCCGCTCACATCTGTGAATAAGTGGTTTAATCCATTTAAGAACGAATCCCCTGAACCCAAATAGGTGTGTAGTGGGATATCTTGTCTGCCAAATCTAGGCATGATCGTTTGGGGCAAAACGAATACACCACGATGTGTGGTTTCAAAAATGCCCGCATCATCGGTGGGTGTGCTGTCTAAATAAACAGGGGGGATAACGGCTGATGCGGCTTGTTTCGTGTGCAGGATGACATTCTTCTTCTGATAGGCTTGGAGCAAGATTGTCTTGCTCCCGCTATCATAAAACGCCTCCGCCTCTCTATCCGTCTCATTGTTCACCACCACGCCACCATAACTTAATCCTAAACTAGAACTATCCGATCTACTGCCCCAACCCTTGCTCCCAAGTCTATTCCAAAGGCTAAGGTGGTTTTTACTCGGAAGGGTTATCTCGTCTAGGTTCAGAGAGGGGACTTGACCGGGAGAGGGGTCGAGGGCGGAAACCGCATTTCTCAAGAATGTGGTCGTATCTGAAGGCTGTACCCCAATATAGTGAATATCATCAGCCACATTTGCTGTCCCGCCTAATCCTGCGGGGTATTGCACAGAGAGGCTTAAATAGAACGAATCCGCCGTGGCTAGATCACTCGATGTAATCGCCACCACAGCAGAACTATCCGTATCCCGAAGGTATTCCGTTCTTAACTCAAAAGATAAGGAAACGCTCGGGTTATTTACGGGTGTGGGGTTAGTGTTATCCCCGACAGGCAAACAAACAATCCATTGTTCCCTGTTCGCAGGTGTCCATTCTGTACCTGTGGTGTTTTCGTAAAAGACGCTCTTATTTACAACACCCGCTGAGATAACCCTAAACAATCCATTGTTATCGGGATTAGCTGGGTCTCCATAAATCAGGGCATAAAGTTCAGAAGACCTTCCTGATAGGTCTTCCCCACCATTAAGGATAAGTGTCTCATAGGTGGTTTCCCCAGCGTAAATGGATGTGTTAGCCCATGCCGAGTTGTATGTGGTTCCTGTCTTAAAGGCGTAAACCTTTACCTCATTCTCAAAGGTTCCCAATGCTGTCACGCTCGCAGAGGAGTAAGACACCTCGGATAGGTAAAGGGTTTTTATGTTATTCGTGGTATCCGCAGAGAAGTCTATAGAGCTTAGTAAATCACCTAACACCATGAAAGGTGTCTCATACTGCCCTGTTGACTTAGGATAGTATTCGGTTTCATCCCCTTGAAGTTCGATTTTCACGGGGGGAGCAGTATTGTAAAAGCGGTTTTCGTAGGCATTTTCCTTAGGAGATAAAAGCCTTACACCTCTCTTATTAGGAGTACTGCCTTTTACACCATATCCAAGATTGCCTACCGAAGCATCGAGAGAAAGGAAAATAGCGGAACCCTTATTTAATCCCGCAGGGTACAAAAATGCGTTAGGCTGTAAATCCGCACCTATTTCCCAAAAGCCCGCCTCTGTTGAGTCGAGAGTTGCAGTAGTTAAGCCCCGAGCATCTGTAGATACAGAGGGGTCTAAATAAAGTGTGATTCCATATTGGGGAACAGCGGTATCTGACCATACATTACGGATACCATTAGGGGCATCGAGTTTGTGTGTGTTATTGACGGCTGTGTGATGAAGAAGGCTTACTTCTTCTACAACCACACCCCTGCTGTCTGAACCCAAGGAGTTTTGCTTTTGAGTTGTCCGCAGTTTATTCCCGATTAGATCGGATACTGCACCTACCAACAAAGACTGATAGTCCCATTCCCCCACACGCACAGCGTGTCTCATATCCAAGAAGTCTTGTGCATGAACTTCGTCCGCATATTTACCATCAGGTCGCCCATTGTAAATGGATACTTTTGTACCTGCGATGTGTCTTTTAGGCTGTGTTCCCGCTCGTCCTCTTTCGGAAAGGTTTACGACACCTGCACCTACCGAAGTTATAGAGACCACCTCAGTCTCTAAACCCTCGCCAAGGATCAACAATCTTGGAGAGATATCCATAAAATCGGCATCGTCTATCCCTGAGTTGGTCAGATTGGATATGCTGATGCTTCCTGTAAATGAAGCTGTGATGTTGTTGGTGAGCGTAGCTTGTGTGAGTATCCCTGCATCATTGACGCTTGAAGCGGAGGGCTTTCTATTGATAGCTCCGTTTTGATTTCCCCCTGTAGGGTCTTTCATGATGTATGCGGATGAGTTTCTTCTGAAGACCGCTCCTATGGGCAGGGCATAAACATACCCATCTGCCGTATCCCCATGTGTGGCTCTCCACAAACCCTTATCCGAAGTGTCATTAGTGAAGGCTCCTCCTGCCGCTGCGGATGTTGGTCCCTGTGCAAGGATGCTTGGATAAAATCCCTCCACATAAGAAGTGAGATCAACGCCAGCTTCCACCCGAAGTCGATACTGCACCTGAACCCTTTTGGTCGTTTCAAAGCCAACTTCAGGGTCAACAAGTTCATCTTCTAATGACTTCCCATTCACCACATTTCCACGATCATAAATGTATCCATTAGCGGGCTTAATGATGCTAGCCGCTCCTGTGGGGAGAACCACTTTCCAAACCTCTAGGAACACAAAGTCTGTCCGTGTACCCGTTGTAGGTGGGGGTGGTAACTTAATGGATAGTGGTAAGACATCAGTATCCGTATCACTACCTGCGAGGGGTAAGACCCAACCATTCACAAGTGCTGATGGAGGAATGCGATCTTCTGATCCAAATTCAAAGTAGTTTGACCACAATGGATTAAAGACGAAATCCTGTAGATTATCTCGGGGATCAAGTAAGAACCCGCTGTGTGTTAAAGACCTAACCAAATCCGATTGATTCTCCCATGCAAGCTGACCCACGAGATTCAACTCGCTGTCCAAAGGGGGCTTACCCGCTTGCCAAACAACATTTGCAAACCGAGTATTGTCCGTGCTGAGAGTTCTACTTACACTTGTCCCATAATTGTCATTCGCCATGTTATCTGCCCTTTCAGAACATCAAGGTGAAAGAGAGTAGGTGGATATCTGCGTTCGTGAAGTTCACAAACGCTAATCTGATCGCGTCCTTCCTCACGGGAAAGACAAAAGAACTTAAACTATCCATTTCCTGATAGCTGAGTCCATTGTCGGCTGAAATAAATAGTCTAAGCCCATTTGGTGAACTCTTGTCCGATTGTGTGTAAAACAAACCCCCTCGCTGAGAACTATTTACCCCCTCTAAGTAAGAAATATCCTTCACATAAGACTTCAACGCACTTCTGAAATAAACCATAAACTCTGATCGTCCCAATCCATCAGATGTGTATGCCGTGATGTCTATTTCTTTAGTGATTACGCACTTCGCCCCTGTTAGCGTATCGTCATTAGTAACCACACCACCACCTATGTGGTTTACGCTTGGGTATCTCCCCATTACAGCAAATCCATTAGCTGTGTCGGATGTCTTTATGCCTTGGCTTAAAAATTCTCCCGTTGCCGCCCAAGGGAATAACGCTGCTGAATCAAAACTCAAGGGGGCAGAAGGAGCAATATCGGATAAACCCATGAGATTGTTCGTAAGGATGTTGTCATAGGTCGCAAAAGATGTCTCATAAAGACTATCCTTGGCAGATAGTATTGCCGCCTTGATTGTCGCTTCGTCACCTGGCGTGACGCTCAGTTCGTCTATGTCCAAACTGAAATAATCGGGATAATCAACCACATACTTACCCGCCATCTCTAATGAGGCAGGGTAATTAGGGATCACTTGGATAAGTTTATCCGTAGAGCGTTCAAAAATGGCTGGCATGGTTAACCCTCTCCCTTATTGGTCAATGAACTCAAGTTCCCCACCCGCGTTGCCGCATCCACCTCATGAGAATAGATTATCTTATTCGTCATATTGGATAGTGTGGGCTGATACCATTCATAAACATCTGCACCCGATTGTTTCCAATAGTGCAAACCCACATCTTCATGAAGGTTCAAACCACAAAAGTCAGGTCTAGCTATGGCTTGATCGTAATCATAGTTAGAACCATCAGGTCGTAAAACTTCTATCCCCATAAGACCCCTTCTCGTCCATGTCGGACTTCTGTCGTCCGCAGGGTACGAATGACCAATATAACTCTTATTCGGGGCTGGCTTGATATCCTTGATTGTAACACCCAAATCCCCCACGGGATAAGTCGTAAACCCACCTAAACCTAATAAGTCTCCACCTCCATTCACCTCGTATTTTGGATACTCAGGGTCAGAAAGGATAACCTTTACTAGGATTGGAGCTTCATTGTTGCTCCCTCTCTTAGATTCCACTAGGTATCCATCTTGTGCAGGTTCTAACTCAAACAAACTATCCGAAAGAGTGTTGTCGTATCTTAGATCAATAGATGTGCTGATGCCTAAATAGGTGTCTTGTGTGGTGATAGACCTATTGTTAAAGGCAGGTATGAACCCAACATTCAAATCTAAATCTAGACACACCACACCTTCTTCAGGAAGATATTTTTCCTCATATCTAACACAACAACCTGCTCCGTCTGTGGTTGGGTGAGACTTCTCATTTGTTGATCCATTAGGGTCGCGACCTCCTATCAAAGACGCATTCGCATCATAATGAAGATAACTCTCCCCTTCTGTCCCATCCACTACGCCCGCATCTAGCCAAGTGGTTAGACCCGGCACCTTAACGAATACTCTCATTACTCTCTTACGCATAAGATATAGCTCTCCACCTATCTCATGCACATATCCGTCTCTACGCTGTAAAGGGAAGTTCGGATCAACATAAGAGATCATATCCCAATCCACACCCACCAACCTTAACTTCAAGGGAGCAAATTGGATAACTCCCTGATCATCAAGGCTCACGCGGTTCCATTTGTTTTGCTCAATCAACCCATAGTTCTGTGCAGATGTCGATGAACGATAGATATTGGCACCACCTGTGGTCGCTTCTGTCCAATCCTTGTTCCAATAGGGATGCTGAGGCGTTAAACGAGGGTCTTTTCCAAAGTTCGCGTCAAATGCCCTAACATAATTCACATCTACACTTGTTATGTCTCCCGCAGATACATTGTTGTACTGCGGTTGTGCGTGTCTTAAGATAGGGTATTCAGCTACCAAGTCGTCTATCCAACCATCCCCCGCGTTCGGATTGGCTCCTTCTGAGTTGGGCGTATGAAAACCCCTATTTGCAGAGAGCATCGTGTTGCTCGCCAAATCCTCCCCCAAAAATATAGAAGTATCCATTTCAAAGTCATTAAATGGATAGACCAAGACCCCACGAGGGGGGCATCCATATTTTGACCCGCTCAGGAGATTTCTTGTGCTGTTAGGGAAGCCCATTACCTGAGCCTCCCTAAAGTTGGAGTCTATTCTTCTAAGGTGAAGACTGTTACGCAGGTAACCCGCTTTTCCGTGGGGTGCTACCCGATATTCGGAAACCTGTATTCCACTCTGCGGATTACTTGGAGTAATAAAGTAATCATCTCTCACGGGGAAAGCGATATAACCCGCTATATTCTCTCCCTCTGTAGGAAACGCAAGCCCTGGCCCTCTAAGGTTCTCAACCATGTTTGAGTTATATCTGAAAGAGTCAGTCTCCATATCGGTGAACAACGACTCCACTCGATAAGACTCGTCTAAGAACCTCTCTTGTGTGTCTTTACGCAAGGTGAATAAAGACCTCAAAGGCACCCTTCTCGCGTATGAAGGATCAGACACCGCGAGGATATCATCTCCTGCATTCGTAGGTGGATTGCCCACTCCACACACCGAAATGAATCCCCTTGTATCCATAGTAAGATTTCCATACTCAGGCAGTTGCCTGCTCCCCGAAGGGACAATCTCCACTATCCTATATCCGTAGTTCATCGTCCCATCTGCATTTACGGATGTGGTGTAGGGATGCGGGTTGGCTACAGGTGTGGCAGTATATGTAAATGACCCCGTAGCTGCATTTAGAAACAGCTTCCTAAGTGCCAATATCGCCCCCTGTATCGCACTCGGATGATCTGATGGAGCGGGGTCAGATATTAGTGTCTCCACTTGTGTCAACGGCACAGTCGAGTAGTTGTAGTAAAGATTGTAGTAAGTAGATGCGGGGGTAGATACAGCATTGCTGAACCCTAAACACAAATCATCCGCTGCTGAGACGGTTGTTTCATCTCTCGCCTGTAGCACTTGTGTTACTTCATTCCAAAGGAGAGGGTTTGTATGTGCACTAGTGTCGATAGAGGGCAAAACCTCTATGTAATAGGTCACACCTTTAATAGCTAAGAAACGCCCATCTGCGTGAGTTTTATCCGTTGTTCTTCCCGAGCTAGAGTTCTCTAGTGGTCTATAAATGGGTCGATCAACAGGGTAACGGAAAGCTGAACTTGTCGGGACAGACAAGTCGGCATCCATTGAATCTACCCAATCCCATCCTGCACACGCCTCTAGTGCATATCCATTATCTACATCACCACCTACAGGCAATAACTCCAAGTCTTGGTAGACCTTGTATCCTTCTTCGTCATAGCGGTATATGGCAAACGATTGACCCATAGCTTTGGGTGATGGGTAGGTGGGATTAGTTGCCCAATCTATCCACAAATAGACATATTTGAAGTTTTGATTGTACTCGTTATAAACGATGCCCACACCATCGCTTCCCCAAATATATGCCCCAGAAGGAAAGTCGGGGTTTTCCCTGTAGGTGACACTTGTGATGGTGTCGATCCCTGTTGTCGAGGGGGGCTCATAATAACTTGTGGTGCCTTGTGGGGATAGTCGATGTCCATACAGCTCAAGAAGCGATACCTTGCGGGAACTATGGTAAAGCACTTTGGCTATATTTGAGTACTCAACGCTGTCAGCAACGCGATCTACCCCCAAGTTGGAGTGCTGAAGATATGGATTGTTGACAAGTACACTTGCTCTGCCTCCCACAGAACTAAAGACACACAAGCCGTCTTTCTTATCCCAAAGAGACAAATCTGTTATGGGATGTGGGGCATCTCCCGTGGGCAAAACTTCCGTGAACACATAACCCGCTGGGTCTAGTTCACCATTAAACCCCTGTAAGGTTATCCACATTTGCTGATGTTTTGGATAGAACTCAAACTGAGATGCCAAAGGGTCTGAGTTTAGATACTCGTAGCTATTAGCGTACAAGTTATCTTGTGCTGTGTACTCGGATAACAGCACTTGTGAAAGAGGACGGATAGTAGCAAAAGGACTACTTGAGTTTTCTTCAGCCCCATCCCAATAGGTGTAAGAGTAAGAAGTCCCACCAAAGAAAGCTGCGGTTTGTTGCCAAACCCCAATCTTTGTGGACATCCTGCTATAACGGATACTTTCAGGCAGGACAAATTCCGCATCCACGCCTCGTGTTTCTGCGTGTCCTGTATAGCCTTTATGGGTAGTCGGGTGTGTATAAATAACCCCTGAGACGAACATGAAGTAGCTATTCAGCTTATCTATCGTAGTCTCGGCAGCTACACTTGGATGATATGATCTTGTCTTTGTCTCATGGGAGATGGATACTTTTACAGGGGGTAAGGCTCTTCTTTCAAAGCTCACATTTGGTCTAAATATAGACAACCCTGCATTTCTCTCATACGACTCTGAACTATCCAATAAGCCATCATTACCTGAAGTGCCGAGAGAGTAACCGATATTGCTTTTAATGTCGGAGTAAGAGATGAGGTTCTTGCTATATACTTCTTCATCAGAAGGGGCGATACCATCTCTCACAAGCCTCTCAAACGCAGCCTCCGTCTTGAAATGGATAAGAGCAAAGCTACCAAAGTTGCTTTCTCCCTCCACGCCTGTGGTGTTTGTCAGGTGGTCGATGTAATCTTCTATCAAAGTCACCACATGACGATAACGAGCAACCTGATAACTATAGTTATCAACCTCACCAAAAGTCAAATATCCGCCAGCCGTGTCGAAGGTCGGATAATAATCCACATCATATTCTTCCTTGTTGGGTCTGTTCTTAACATAGAACCTATCTCTTTCCTCAGGGGGAGTTTTTAACCCTGTGGGGGAGTAATCGGATAACAAAGGTAGTCTATAGCTGAGGAAGTTTCTGTCTTGTTTTAAGGTCTGTGTGCCTGATGTGGTGTCCCACACATAAGGCGAGAACAAAACAGGTAAGCCCCCTGTGATAGTCGAAGAACTGATGTTGAACGCCATAGGGTCAGAAAGAAGTCTGACCTGACCTTTGGTCTTATCCCCTGTCAATCCACCTATAGCCCCTGATCGGGTTGAGTGGGGAATGTAGTTACCTGTATGAAGTTCATATAGGTCGTACTGCCCTGTTAAACGACTAGGGAAGTCCGTATTGTTTAGATTATTGAACAACGCTCCACCGGGTTGTCCATCGTTTAAACCAACACCTTGACCAAGGTTGATTGCTGCCACCACGCGGTCTAGTACATCTTGAGTGGAGGCAGCGGGTGTGAGGATAGAACCACTTACTCCGTCCTCGTCTGAGGGGAAACGGATTAAAGCTAATGTCCCCCTATCCGCAGGGAATAAGATGCCCGAAACAACCAACCCCACATTATCCAATCCATTATCCGTAGAAGTAGCATCGAGAAGGTCGTAAGATTTTAAGGGGTCATAAACTTGAGCGGAGGGGACTACAACAAGTGATGGCTCCAAAGAGTTCTTTACGCCCAAGCTCGCTGTTGCCAAGTCTCCTGTAAAACCAATACTTAACCCTGTAGCCGAGTTGAAAATATCTGATTGAGTTTCCGCTATACCTGTTCCACCATGCAAAAATGGATAAATGGTGTTATCATTGAGTCCGAGATTATAGACGCGGCGGGGTACAGCTTGTCGAATGTCGATGTTCAAGCCAGAGGAAAACTGCGGGAGTGCGGGAGTAGTGGGTGTCGTTATTCCATAGTAGCTATTCGTTCCATCATCTCTATAGGATAAAGCCACCACATCATAAACGCCATCTTCGTTTATGTACTTGTATTGCTCTCGTGCTAAATCCCCATAAACTGAATCATTTTGCTTAACTCCCACACCCTTGTGGGGTAACTCTCTTTCTTCAGCCCACTTTTTATGGATAGTTTTCCAAGGTGGGTTATCGTTAATCTTAGCTCCGCCCCAATCGGGTCTTCCGTCATGTGAAGCGATGACTCCATTCCTGTTGGAGTATGTGATGGGGGGATATCCTATTCGAGGGGGTTGATCCTGTAGAGCGGCAGATGTAAGATCGTCCAAGTTAACTTGGACATTCCCACCGAGATAGCCCCCCAAAGCCCCCGAACTAGACACATCACTAGCACTAACGGATAGTGTATTGTTAGTGGAAAGACCAATTAACCAAGAGGCTTCATCAGTTCCTCTGTTTGAGGTGATGACCACATCGTTTTGATTGATAGACTTCTTAGGCATGATCTTATTCTCCCAACAACATGAGATGTGTTGTGCGATACACACAAGCCACCACGAGGTTCGTATTGTCTTCTCTCATATCCACCGCAACACCTTCGCCCCAAGGTGTTGTCTTAATGAACACCACCAACACCACTTCATTTTTGCGATAAAGTGTGTGTGCATCTGAGTCCACACGCATCAGTATTGGCAGGCAAGTCTTGTAGTCTCTGTAGTAAGCACTTAAGTTCTTAGCAAATGCCGAGGGGAAGTAGCTCGCGTTTTCTAAAGTCGGATAAATCACCCGACCTTCATCATCTTTGACAGGCACACCACCACCCGAAATCTCCCCCAAGGTCACTCCTACAGAACTGACGAACGGAACGAAACTCGGCAAGTCCACCATCCCTGTATTTATCCTTAAGTCATCCAAATAAACCTCTGTTCCATTCAATACACCCCATTCCGTGTATCCATAAGTATCCTCTGCCCTAGAACTTGTGCCAAGTTGTTCATAAGGGGCATAAAATGGATAACCTGAGCTACCTGCACCTGCACCCTGTAGCAAGGTGGTGATGTTCCTAGATACAGCTAAAGGTTTTAGCTCCAACTCATCAGGACAAAGACCTCCGACACCTGAGTTGACACTCCCCGCTTTTGTCCCGCAAGTTTGGGGACACACGCCTCGATAATAGACGAAGAACTTCACATTATTTGGAACACACGCCAATAATGGATAACAAGTCACTTCCACAAGTCTAGGGAAAGTGGTGCTGTCGGCTGTCCAAACAAGTATTGTCTCTGCTTGTCCAAATTGACACTCGCTCAAGTTTAAAGCCAATAAGTCCCCATCATTTGCACCACCTGAACGGTCATAAACCTCAGGTAATGTAAGGACATCCGTGGGATCATAAAAAATCCGATAGGGGAGTCTTACCGCCGTGCCACTATATGCAACAAACTCGTCTGTGCGTTGTTCACCTATGTACTCAATGGATAACTCTCGCCTTTGATCTTCTAAGTGAACTAATGGCTTCTCATTGTCCGCATCTGAGTGTGGCTCCGTACCCACAGGAAAGTTTAAAACTGCACCTCTTGGATAAGCCGTTACATCAGGTTGAAGTGTACTGATTGGTGTTTCTGTTAAGCCCTTATCCGAGGCAGGGTATTCAAGGATCACTTCTATGTATATCCCATATTCACTACCCGTATTCCCTGTTGCATCACCAACAAGACAATCCGTAGGGGCAGGGGCAGTAACCCCATCGCCTCTATTGGCGAGTTGATCATTCCTATCTAGGGTTAATCGCACCAAGGTTTCGGATAACACTTCTATCTTAGAAAACTTGGCTGTGTTATCCGTGTTGCCCGTACCATCGGTATCGTCATGCCAGCAGTATCCAATATCAAGGATACGGGTTCCATTCACCCAAAAGTCAACAGGGTTATCGGTTTCAGGGTCTAAAGGCTCAAAGGTCGTCCACAAAGCGTCTGATCTTGAGTTTAAACCTGAGAAGTCAATCTCGATAACATCGCCTTCATACCACTTCAGAGGATCACCACCTGCTGAGGCAACGCTCACACCCGTTGGGGATGTTGTACCTTGTGGATAGGCAACTATAGTCGTCCGCTCAATCAAAGGGGCAGTACTGAATCTCCTCGAAACACGATCAAAGTCTCTCTTATAATTACCCGCACTTAAATCGGATAAGCCAAACACATCACACACCATGGGTGTTGTGGATATGCCACCTGTGCCGTCCGCATAAGTGTTAAACACCGACTCGTCTAAGAACCATGTTCTGTTTGTGTTATCCAATAAGGCGTGGAACTGATATTCAAGAGCGGCTGAGAAGTCTACACCTTGTGGGAAAACTCTTCTTCGTAAGTCTAAAACATCAGATGTGGATATTTCATCCGCAAATAGACCATCAGGTCTATCCGATTCCCCAAGTGGAATCGGATCAACACAAATGACAGCATTTGTGAATGTCCCATCATGGGTGGATAACAAACCTGTGTTGGCATCGTCATTTGGATTAAACCCATACCCGCTTGCAGTATCGGCTTGGTTTCGTCTAAAGACAAAGAACAATGGGATGGCATAGACAAATCCGTCTACGCTAGAAAACTCGGTAGAAGATGTTAAGTCTCCATCTCCTGCTATCCATAATCCATGATCCGTATCATGACGGGAGAAGATGCGACCCACCACTTCTGTACCTGCACCCCCTTGAGCATAAATGCTCCCATCGTCTAACCCAAAGGGTGTGCTCACAGGACTAAAGAAGGTGCTAGAGTGAACTCTAATCCGATATTGGATTTGCACTCTTCTACTAGACGATGTGGAAATATTTGGGTCTTGGATATTATCGTCTAACCACAATGAACTATCCGAAAGAACATTCCCCGCATAATAAATATGATCCGCATCAGGTTTACCCGTACCCGTTGTCCCCCCTGAGGGTGAGTTGATGACCTCAATAGATGTGAGAGAACTAGGGGTAAAGGTGATATTGTTTCCGTTCGCACCTCCCGTCATCAGAAGAAATAAAAAGTCCGTGCCTCTTGTTTCAGCCGTGATGGTGACCCCGCCAATTGTCAAACCTAGGTTGAGTCCATCATAATCATTGATGGCTTCCGCTATGTTTCTTGCCGTGTGGGGGTTTGAAACACCAACAAAGAAGTCGGTATCCGCAGTTAGGATGATATCAGGATTAATCCCATCACCAATAGTGAGAGTATCGCCTGTAAGAACCCCTACAACCCTTAGTCGAGAGCGAGCGTTCATAGAAGGGGTTACTTCTTGAAGCCACATTTCAAGGAATACGAAATCCGTTCTCTTTAAGTCCGTACCCGGACCTGAGGTCGTCTCAGGGGCTGGCAAGTAGATTTTATTCACATCTGTTGTGGAGTTGGTTCCTTTTACTTCAAGGATTTTCCCCGCCACCAACGCCTTAAAGGGATTTACCCCAAACTCATTTGGAGTAGTGGGAGAGAAAATAAGACTGCCAACCGACTCGTTTATTGGATAACGGGAAAGGATGCCTGAAGGCAGGTCAATCCGAGACTTTTCGGAGAGGATGTCTTGGGATAGATTGAGTTCACTATCCAATAGAGGGCGGGATTGTTGATGAACAACGGAGTCCCAAGAGTAGTTGGAGGGGGATAGATTTCTGCTTACGGTAGATAGAAACTTAGTCATTATGGATACTCGCTCTTAAAAGGTGAGTCGCCATGTTATGGCTAAGACTGATCCATTGGGTTTGTTTATCACGGGAAAAGTGAGATAATTGACCAACACATCGTACTCGGTGATATCAATTGTGGTGTCTCTACTTGGGAAAACCACATCTGATCCCGACTCTTGTACAGGGTCAAAGACGGAACCCTCTACCCCGCTCGATGTGGATAAAAGACCCATTTCAGTCAACGCACCAACAGCTTCACTCGCCTCAAAGGTGGTTGTGAAGTCTACAATATTGGTGGGAATTGAGTTACCATCACCATCTTCCGAAATGGCTCCCGAAGAGGTACGGAAAATGGGAGTAGAAAACTCCTTACGATAGAGTGGTGTTTGGAGTCTTCTTTGGCGATTATCCGCAACATCAGGGGATTGTGCATTTCCGCTCGCTCCCGTACCCACACCGAGCATATCTATTGCCCTCGCTCTTGCGTCACCCGAGAACAACAACGCAGCTAATACGCCCCCATCTAATGTGTAGATATTAGACTTATCCAATACCACTTCTTCTGATCCATCTGCGTGGATTAGAACTCCAAACACATCGCCTTTGACTTTAACACCTAGCTCAGAAAACCCAAGTCCAAATTGGATAGCTGATGTCTTAGGGGCAGGGATTTGAGACTTGATCATATTGTCCTCCATTACCTATGGGGCTAGGTGATGGAGTATTTAATAACTAGCAAGCCTCCCAAGACCTAGCGTCGCATTACAATACCCTAAACTTAAGCACCAAAAGTAAGCGTGTAGTTGATCTCTAATGTACCGTCATCTGTCTTGGTGATGGTATTCGCTAAAATCTTACGGGCAAAAAGTCTCATATTGGTCGATGCCGTAGGCACTTCATTGGTCAGGAATCCATCCGCATCGGCATTGTTCCCTGCCGTCCACAATCCAATTTCGGCAATCCCGCCCGCTAGGTTTCCTTGTGCTGTGGAATAAGTTGTTGTGAAGCGTACTTGGTTGTATGCAGGGAAGGTCACGGAATCGACTCTCCGAGCATAGACGGTCACAGCATCGGTGGGATTGAAATCTGTATCCACCATAGTGACCTTTTGGTTTTGGTTCGCCACACCTGTGTCGTTAGAACCTTCATTGTCGCCAATTGCTATATAAGCTATGTGGTTCCTCGCCGCTTCTTGGATAGTTTGATCCGCTCCCCCTGCCCCTATGAAGTTTCCTCCTGAGGGGAAGGTTGTATTATCAGTCATGTTTGTTCCCTCAGGGCGATTGGGAATCGCTGTGGGGGCTGCATTTGTTCCAAGTTTAGGGAAGACCGCATCCATCAGGATATTGTTGGACATCTCCACCACGGCGTTCGGCCCAAAGACTTCCTGAACAATCTCGCCCTTGCAGTTACGAACAAGTGCGTGTACTTTTCCTGTGATGATCATCATTTCGGATACTCCTGTTGTTAGTTCATAGACCTGCGTCTATAAATGATTTATGATGGGTGGTTTATGAGGCTTGGGTTATGAGGATGCTTCCGTCTTCAAGAACCTGAAGAAACAAGTTTTGCTGACAGATCAGGTTAGAAAATGATCTGTAATCAGGCGGATTGTTTGAGTCATACAGAGTGTTGTAGTCCGTTGCACCTGCCGAGTAGGTGTAAGCTCTAAAGGCTAGGATTAAATCAACGCCCGCGTCCTTATCCAAATAAAGTCTGTATTTTGTCCCTGTAGTCACAGACCAAGAAACCTGAGACACATTATTTGTGTTCGTTATTTCGGACTTGGGGATTAATCCACCCGTGCCTGAGTACTCACTAGGCACACTCACTACTCTCCCCGTCACAACACCTAATGAAGGATCGGTGCGGAGCAATATCTTGGATTGTGGGTCTGCGGCAGCCCCTAATCCATTATCAAGGTTCTTGAAATAGGCATACAATCGCACTTGTGTGGCGTATGGATAAATAGCCGTCTGACCCGTTGTATCTTGTGTGAATGTTGTTGTTCCGTCTGTATTAACTCTAAGTGTGTGAAGATAGTTGCGTTTTACATTCAATGCCCCTGTAGAAGGGAATAAGTTGTAATAACTACCCCATGTATTATCCGTATATTTAAAAGCGATGTTGAACTCAGGCGTAGGGCTCGCATCGTTATTTAACCTAGCGAATATTTTATACTCGGTAGGTTGTGTCGGAGAGTTATATTCCTCGATACGATGATTAATCGTACTCGTAGATAAGGCTCTATAGATCAAATCCGCTTGTGTCGGGGATGTATTGGAATAACCCGCACTTACAGCGGCAGAGAATGAGCCCTTATATAAACCCTCATAAGCCAAGGCATTGGTAGGGAATTCCATAAATCTCGGAAGGCTCGACACAAGGGTAGGATATGTGTTGTCCCCTTGGGCTTGTCGGGCATAATAATCGTTTTCCGAGTACACAAAGAACTGAGCAGCACTACTGTAAAGCGTACTAGAAGTCTGTACTGCCACACTCAGCTTGTCGTTCCCATAAGCCCCACTAAAATCTTCTCGCTCCACATTTGTTGCCGTCATGGTATTGGATAAACCACTACTGTCTGTAGTGGCATCAGAAACAGCTAAGAGTAGAAGTTTGGTGTTGGCATCTGTAGAGAGTTGTGTCGATGGAGGCGTAAAGGGTGCATCTTGAGAGGTGTATCTTGCTACTCCAACGCTCATACGGAAGTTCGATAAGTATCCATTAAAGTAATAATTGGCGGTTTGGGCTTTATCTCCGCCTATGTAGAGGCTTCCATTGCTTGCCCCCGTGAAGTCCAAAGAAGTCACCAAACTCAAGCTGTCATCTATCTTGGTCGCCGCCAATGAATATCCATTTTGGGCAAGATAAAGAGTTCCGCTGTAGCGTGTTAGTGCAAAGTGACTCCAGCGGTCGCGTATATTATTTACCGCAAACCCTATGGTGTAGTTTGTCGAAGCATTTATCCGATATGCCAAATATATCGTCTCTAATGCCGCATCATAGTAAATGGATAGTTGTTTAGACGCACCCGGATAATCTAGATCAAAGATGTATGCCCGATGGCTGTAACTAGTACTGAGTTGTTCGTTAGTCAGGTACTGAAACCACTCTATCGTAAAATCTCCCGCACCTAAGTTGAAGTCCGACTCTCCCGTTCGGCTGAGATATCCGTTGTAATACGGATAAGAAAGAACCCCACTCAACGACAAAGAGGACATAGGATTCGCCAAGGTGGGTACTTCACTCGACCATGACACCGAAGATGTGTTGGATAGTGTAGTACCCGTACCTGTGAACGCGGTCGCAGCATCAGTAGCCACAAGTCTAAAGACATTTATGCTCACACTTGGAAGTGGGGCAAGTGGAATACTGAAAGTTCCCGTCCTTGTGGTCAAATCCGCCGTACCTGAAATCTGATAGAGATACCTTAAGTTTGTAAGGTATCCCTTAAAGGCATTATCGGCTACGGGAGTTGTTTCGTTACCTATGTAAAGATTAGCCGCACTTGAGTTGTTTATGTTGTAGGTGGTTGACCAAGTGCTACCAAGCTGAACTCCATTGGCATAAGCTCGTATTTGAGAACTACGACCAACAAGGGCGATGTGAACCCACTCGTCATTCGGAACTGAACCGAAGTTGTTGGATACAGATGCCGAACCTGTTGAAACCGAAAACTCTAATCCCGTTCGGCTCAATAACCTAACTCTGAACCTATCCGAAGTCCCACGCAAGTTCCTAGAAAACACTACAGGATTCGTCCCTCCCCCTGAACTATCCAAATACATCCACCACTCCACCCTGAAGGCGGTTGTCGAAGTGTCAAAAGCAGATATATCCGCTCCCACCAAGTAAGATGTGTCCTCCCCTGAAAATAAAATGCTCCCATCAACCAAACTCAAAAACTCGTCATAAGTCGTCAAAACTTCATCCGTGATTACACCCACACTATCCAATACAGATTTGGACGATATATAGGCAGTCCAATCGTCCGAAACGGATACGAGAGCCTCCGTTACAACAGAAGTCAAACTCAAAGACAACGATGTCGTATCCGCAACACTAGGCACACTCTCCACCACAGAACTAGGCAAGAGTAAATAACTAGTCGTTAGTGCATCCGAAACAACACCTACACTATCCGTTTGATTCATCGGAACAAAAACGGCTGAAGTAGAGATGGTATCCGTGGATGCTGATACGCTATCCGACAGCACAAGCCTTAAACTCGTTTCCGTTGAATCGTCTATCTGTACACCCTCTTCCAAAACCACCGCCGCCGTGTACTCATAGCTCGCCACTACGCTATCAGACACAATTATTAAATCCGATACCGAAACAGCCCCCAACTCTAGTAATGATGATATTTCATCCCCCAACACAGGCACAAGATCAGACACCGACTGAGACGCTATAAACGCACCTCCTTCATCCGTTATATCCACACTATCCAATAACGATACGACAGGTACACGGAACCCCGCACTATCCGTAATGGAGATGTTATCGGTGAGGTTGGTGGATGCGATAAATACCAATCCGCTATCCGTAACGCTCAGGCTGTCCTGAACACTCAAGCTCTTAATTCGGGCAAAGACGCTATCTACCAACTCAACTACTTCATCAGACACACCCACAGCCGCATACAAATAAGATGTGATCACACTATCCAAAATCCCCGCAACACTCTCTGTTATCCCAATGTTGCCATACAGGTAAGATGTGATCACACTATCCGTAACGCTCAGACTATCCTGCACACTCAGGGAATCCCCAAAGAGATAGGATAAATCATCAGTCACGGATAACACTTCAGAGACATTTGTGGAGATGCCAAAAGAAATCTGATCTGAGATACCCGATACTGCATCTTGGACCTGCATGGGCGTGTACGCATATGATGTGGTCACTACATCACTAAAGGTCACACTATCCAATAACAGATATGCAGACAATTGTGAGAGAACGCTATCCAAGATAGGGCTTAGGTTATCGGATACTGAAGTGGAGTATCTTAAGAGAACAGCATCAAGAATGTTGTTGATGACATCTGATGCAGTCCTCGGCAGGTAGGCGTAAAGGGTCTCTACTTCATCAGATGAGGCACCCAACACATCAGAAAAGTTAAATCCCGATAGACCTGTTATTACGCTATCCGTGATTGAAGCGAGTGTGTCTTGTATGAACTTGGTTTCAGAAGTAGAAACATTGTCCAAGAGATTAGGGATATTATCCGCCGATAATGCAGGTACAAAACCATAAGTGACTGATGCCGCATCACTAAGACCTAAAGAATCTCCCAAATTTAAAGACAAACTCTCCAAAACAGACACGGAGTCCGAAATAAGAGAGACTCCATCTGAAAAGTAAAGACCCAAAACCGCATCCGCATTATCTATTACGGATAAACTATCCAATATCAGAGTAATGATTTGGGTAGATGTGGAGTCATTGATGGATGACAAGCTATCCATTATGGACAAGCGATAAAGGTAACTGAAACTATCCGTAATAGATTGAGTGGTTTCGGTGACGGAGCTAGGGAGGATGAGATAACTTGTGCTGAGTACATCCGTAGGTGCAGGTATGTTTTCTTGGATAAACTTGGACTGAGCGAAAGTTAAAGCATCTGTGGGAGCGTCTACAACATCTGATATGGAGATGAGTGGTATCTCAGGTGTGATTGTGTTGTAAATGCTGCTAGGGATAAAAGATAAGCGATCTCCATGTAGTGGCTCGCTTGGATAAAACACATCTGCCACAATCTCAATACTTGCCCCGACATCTTCGGAGGATTTGGGGGCAAGAACATCAGGGTCTGAGACCATCAGCCAAGAAGTGACCTCTCCTGGATTTGTCGCAAAAGTGACCTGAAAAGTGTAGGTCTTGTTGAACCCCATGTCCATAGGGTCATCTAAGTCATAAACTTCGGAAGAAGAAGCCCAAGGGGTATTTAATGCGTAGGGGGCATTCGTGCCACTAGAGAAAAACCTAAGTCCATCAGCACCTGCGTTTTGCTCCATATATACTTCTATGTAATAGGTCTGATTTGGAATATGATTAAAGTATCCATTTGGGTCAGCTTCATATAACGGAAAGTCGAAGTTTCCATTATCGTAGTTGAGGCTAAAGCCGCTTCCTGTTCCTTGGTCTATCCATCTATATGCAAGAGGAGCCCCATTCGGAGGAGACGGGTGTTGTTCAAAACACTCAAAGCCGCCTCCGTCTGCAATCGGATAAAGGGTTTGATAGTATTTGATCCCATCACTACTTATCCGATAAATCGAGAAGTAGTATCCGTCCCCTCCGAATAAACTGAGGGAGTTGTACTGAAAGAACAAGTAGGTGGGGATTGTTGTGAATGTGGTTAGCTCTGTTGTCGAGATAGGTCCAAGCGTGTACAGAGAGTAATCCCCATACAACACTTCGTCTACATAAGAAGTCTCGGTGTGTAATTCGGATAAATAACCACCCACAGAAAACGCTGTGGGGCGATCTTCATAAAAGACGGGTTCCCCTGCCACTCCGACTTGAGTCGTGGAAGATCGAGCAATAACGCTTCGTGTTGCATCTTTATATCCGCCACCTATTTGAGGTTCAGCTAATCCCAAAGGATTAGACATAATCTCATCTGATGTGCTTTCGGATAAACCGCTGAATGAATGTGTTGGTTTCTTAAGTGGGGCTTGACCTTCAAGGAGTTTCTCTCCCGAGAACCAAGTGCCTTCACTTGTGAGCGGGTTTGAACTTACAGCCGATATCTCAAGGGTCGTTAAGACATCCACACCCTGCACCAATAAATACCCACTATCCAATGTGCCTAGATATTCATTCCCATCAGTATCCGTTATTGATAGTATGTAATCAGGTTTGAAGCCGAGTTGAACAAAAGATATTTTCCCATCGCTCGTGCTTAGGTTTGCCGTAGCGGGGGCTGATATGTTTGATACCTTAGATGACGAGGATACTCTATTCAGTATAAAAGAGCTATTTAGATATTGTGTGGTGGTGTTTGTCGTGGATGTAGAATTAAGACCATAGCTAGCCTCTCTTTGTTCAAAAAACAAAGGGCTTATGGGTTCTACTTTGTTCAGTACAAAGTTTTTCCGTCTTATATAATAAGGTGGAGCGGAGGGGGCGGAGTAGGCAGACTTACGACCTTGTGTGGTGGTGACTTGTCCGAGCTTGCGGGTAGCATTTAAGACCAAACGAGTATCGTTTAGTGCTGTAAACCGATAGACTTCATCTTCGTCATATGGATAAACGATGGTTATCCTATCAAGGTCATTTAGATATGATGATCCATCGGGATTTAAAACATAAAACCGATTGTCAAAATAGCTGTAAAACTTGATTTTATCGGCTGGTAATTCGATGCCATTCACGAATATAGAACATGATTGTGTGAGACCTAAGGCGATTCCCTTGTAAAAGAAACGGATATTGAGATCAGGGAAACTAAACCACAGATTTGAAATATCAGGCGGATAATAAGTAAAGGTGTAGCTCTCATAGCGTATGTCTTGCCGAACCTTCCAAGGACTAGAGAGGTTTGTGATTTCCACAACGCCCTGAGATGCACTCACAGAATCTAGTTGAATGACCTTGGCAGATAACTTGTGTTTGACGGGTGTTTTTAGAAACATATCCAAGTAATACGCCACACCGTTTAACAACACCAAACTACCATCACCCAAATAGGATAACATTTGGGTTGTAGAAGTAGATGTGTTCTTGCCAACAACAAAACCATCAGCATCTACGGATAAGACATCCACTCCTATGTCGCGTAACACTTCCTCGGCTACTGCGTCTAATGGAAAACTCCAAATTGGATAGTCACCTGAGGGTGGTGTGCTGTTAGAGACGGAGATGACTCTTCGGCGTTGACCAGAGGGAGCATTTTCAGAGGCTTTAATCAGAAGAGAGTTGGGTTTGGTGATGTTTGTTCGATAGAGCCTCAGGGTCTTATTAGAGGCATATCCAAACAAGACATCTCCCCATGTCCCTAGACGGACTTTTCTCATATCCTCTTGGTGGAACTCACCCAAGGATAAAGACATTCCATCCTCAGTCACGCCAAGAGTCTCATCTTCTTCTAAGAGAGAAGCGACCACACCCGTCTTTATGTGGGCTGGCTTAAGAACCGAAAATACCTTTCTTAGATTTTCCTGAATCTTAAGAACATTGAGACTTAGACCAAGAGATGCCTCGTGAGTGTGTGTAGTCCCCTGCGTATCCGTATAAGGCTGAACCACACCATCAATAACTAGATGGGTATGAAGTGCATCTCCCCACTTCATACCAATAGGATAACTTGTGCTTCCCAATCCCGTGGGTCGAGAGAACACAAAGTGTCGGTGATCCTCAGCTATAGAAGTGATGCTGAGGATGCTAGATGTGAGATTAACAACAAAGTTTTCAATCTCTAAGGAGACTTCTGAACCAAGAGAGTTTAAAGCCTCTAGAATTGAGGAGTTACCGCTTCCCTTGAAGAGCGACTTCAGCGTGTCCTGAAGAATGGAGTGCAGTTCTTCAATGGTATCCGTGGAGGGTATGGCAGATTCGTTGGGTGGAAAGACAGAGTACAAAAGCCTTGTCGAGATAAACTCAGCTCTCATTTGTGTGAGATCGGCATCGTCTATGTTATCCACCGAGTCCACCAAGAACTCTGCTAAGATAGCCGCTATGCCCTCATAAAATATCCTGTGATTTGCTCCATATGCTTCCGTGATATAGTTAGAAGCGGTGCTCCTAGCTAGAGAAGAAACGATGCGTTCCGCCAAGATATCCTCAAGGAGTCGGCGTGAACTAGACTTTCTACCCAAAGGGTCTTTTTGAACTCTAGGATCATATGGATAAATACTCATCTCGCCTCCTCGTAAGTAAAGCTCACATCCCCCACCTGTAGATATGAGAACTCATTTATCACCACATCTCTGACTACACCTGTGGAATCGCCTGTTGTGTAGTTGACACTTATCGTGTGGTTACTCGGATGATCCCCTATGGGTAAACATAATCCCACCTTGTGTTGTGTATTTGGGACATCTACATAAACACCTAGACCTGTGTCATAAACGCTCAGTCCCTCTACCCCCATGATTGTGGCTGAGGTTTTTATCCAATTTGCCTTAAATGATCTTTGTGAGATGCCCAACAAAGGTATCTCCTGCCCATCAAGGAAAACCCGTGCATTTACCCCGCCCTCTACACTCGCGTTATTGGATAGTCCCGTGTCAAGTATCCAAACCTGATGTGTGGAGTTGTTGAGTTGGGTTATGTTTCTTAACGAACCTACCACCACGGGTTCTCTTAGAATAGACCCCCCTGCCTGAAGTGCTAGCTGCGTCAAAGGCATGATCACATATGCCACACCTGTTGTTCCATCTATCTCACGGATAATATCCGAAACCCGAAGTGATCCACCTAACACTTGACCCAAGATGAGATTGGAAAGGTTATTACGGATAAGGGAGTCAACCGTATTGATGTTGGAACCCCGCTCCAAAACAACTACAGCCTTTATGTCCACATACACGGGGGACACCTCCTTCGCCAATACATCAGCCCCTAGGTGTTTATTAGCCTCTAACTCAACCTGCAAATTGGATAATACGATATTTGTTTTGTAGGTGACTGTGATGTTTTCAAGGTGTTGGTATGTGACCAACACCACCTCTCCATCTGTTATCCCCCCTGCGGCACTAGTCCTACGAATAGAAACCACATCACCTTCTGAGATGATTTCATAATCAGGCGAAGTTACACTTGGATCAAGAGGACTATCAAACACCACACCTGAAGTGTTTGTCACCACAATACTGTTTACATCGACACCTAAGTTTGCCAACCTATCAGGATAAAATCCAATCAGCGTGTGGGCTTCTTGAGTGACATCTATGATTTTCTCAAGTCCATCATTTTGAACACGGATATAATCCGAAGCTCTCGTGGATTGACCCAACATCAGCGGGTCTTCAGACTTAAAGAAGTCGAACTCCAAGTTCGACCCATCAGGCTTGGTTACGGAAACCACTTCTCTAACGGGTTGCCTGTCCAAATGGATATCTGAACTGATCTCTGAGCGATAATCACCCAATATGATATCGCCAAAAGCATATGTCGGTTGTGTGATTGAGACCTCAAGCTGAATGGTAGTCCCATTTGTAATTACAGCATCGGTCAAGTCAAAGAACTCTCCACTCGTGGCATTCTTTAGACCTAAACCTAAGTCTTCTCGATCTATCATGGCGAATAAAGATGGGGAGGAGGCATCAGCGAGTTTAAATAAATAAGAACCTTCGCTCACAAGAGGAAGAAACCTTGCCCCGCGTTTGGTCTTGTATGTAGGTGCATAAGTATCCGTTACACTAGCTACGCTCTCGCCCCTTATCCAAACATCTACCTTTCCGCCTAGTCCATCGTCTCTCACCATATATGGGCTGTCCGCATCTATGACCAAGACGGAAACTACCCCTGAGGTCTCTCTCGCCACCCTAAGGTATCCATTTCTTGTCCCCACATCCACAGAGGACAAATACCCTAAAGACCTTGCCGTCAAATCGCTGTTGCTCTCAATATCCTGACCACCAAAAGTAGCAGCTGTGTTGATCACCCTTAATCCCGCAGGGGCTCCCTGAGTGATTTGACCACTTGTTAAATTCCCCCTTAACCCTTCCTCTATTGCTTCTATCTGTAAGGTCAATTCATAGCGTTTACGCACAGGGTTATAAAGCGAAACCGCATTTTCAGCACTAAAACCCCCTGATTGAATCGTCTTAAATGAAACCCCCCCTCCCGTTAACACCGTTCCTAAAGGCACGGATAAGGTAAATGTAGGCTTATTAGATAAATAAAAGATCACTTCTCCCCTCGCCCGAACCCCCAATCTACGCGATAATCCAAAATTAGACGCTAGTCTCTCAAAGGCACCATCTATGATGTTTTGTGTCTGAACATCCGTCTGAAGAAATAACGCATCTTTTAGAGCCAGCTTATATGAACTGTTGGAGACCGATATAGATGCACCCGTGTTCAAAGGGTCATCTATGTTTAATAGACTCAGAAAACTCGTGGCTCGATAAGAGAAATCCAACACAAATCTATTACGGGATAACTCAGACACCATCGGGTCTATCATCAAATCTCGGATAGCTGATCCTGCTTGTACTGCCGCATCCTCATCAGCGGCGTAAATCGTCTGAATCAGACTTGTGGTCAGGTCGCTATCCGAAACATTTGGAAGACTAAGCGTTGTGGTTTGAATGTCTATCGGTTGTCCTGAAACCTCAATGCTATAAACGGATTCTATCTCAAGATCATCAACCACTTTAACCGCAGTCACAACATAATAAATAGGGCTAGTCGCAGGAAGGGTTGAAAACTCTCCCACTTGATAAGTCGGTGGCTGTGAGTTCGGCGTGGCTGTCCTTGAGTGCCTAAACTTCATCTCCACACTCAGACTCATTGCCGACACTACTGCCGAAACTCTTATCCTTGTTGTTGTTTCAGGTATCTCCACATCCCCAAGAGAAGCCGTAGATAGTACGGCTGAAGAAGAATTCTGTAACGCCTGAACTTCCACAAACAAAGGATCAGCTACACTCGGACTCAAATCCGCCGTCAAACCCCCCAACTCAGTTATCCGCTCCGTCCGCACACCATAAGACACAGGGTCTAGCGGTATCGCATTTATTAGATAGTATCCATTTAGCCCACCACCACTTGATGTAGAACCATAGATGTTGTAGTAGGTCACATCATTGTCCGTGTGATCAAAAGAAATATCCACAGCATTTTGTGACCGACCGATACGGATATTTGTGGGAGCCGATGGTGGTGTCACCTGTTCATTCTCAGGGGAAACCACATCAAGACGGATAGTTTTATCCGTCAAACCCGCACCACTAGCCGTTATTTCAAATGAGTTCGATCCCTGCGAAATGTCTATCCCACCCATAGATGGAAATATCCATGTGGTTCCTATTATCTCTATGTCCGCATCTACTCCCACCGATGTATAACTTGTCCCATTAAATAGAATTGTTATCTCGGTGTAATCCGAAATGTTCCCTCTTAGGACAACCTCTTCCCTTAAGGTTGAATACACCACACTAGCCGCTGAAGTCTTAACCCCATCAGGGCGAATGATCTCAAATAAACTCATGATAGGTCTCCATCTAGCGGGATACTGCCAGGAACGGCAAATACAATGTTTATGTTCACGGGAGAGCCACTAGCCGCTCTCACCACCACAGTACACAATACACTCGTCTCATCGTTCCCTATCCGTTCCACAGAGACGCTATCCAAACTCAACAAGCGTTCTTCATTCGTCACCACCTGTAGCTTGGATTGCTCTCTCTGTAACCCTTGAAATCTATCCAATGCTTCTTTGACACTTTGCCTTATCAAAGACGGAAGGGCAGTACTAGACTTCTTACCCACTAGACCAACCGCATTAGACCCATACCAATCGTGATATGGATTGCTACCCTGTATTGTCAATAGCGTCTTCGCTATGTTCTGATACAATAGGTCATATCCCTCCACTATGGATAAATCACCCGTGGTAGAAAATCTAAGGTCATTCTCTACCCCTGTTGCATTGCACCTACGACATTGAGACTTGATGGTTGTGTAGGTGATATCCAATAACCCCTCAGGGTCTAGAGGTTTATCAAACGCCAACATATACCCCCCCACTCCGCTTTTCCTCAACTTCCAACTCGGCGTTATCCTTTGTGGCTTCGCTCTCACCTTTGAAACCGAAAAACCCAAACTATCCATTACTGAACCCCTTACGCTAAACCCTACTCCCCTGCGGTTATCCGTAAACTTTAATGCTAACTGATGTTCCATCACAGAAATCTCGCCCAACTTGTTCTCTAAAAAAGAAACAAGCGTAGCTGTGCTGTAAATTTTAGGTGGAATGATCAAATCATAAGAAACTCCACCCTCTAACTCCACCACCAACTCATTCGCCCCCGCCTTTATCCGATATGGACCTTTAAGAGGAGATATTACTGAAGCCTCTCTGAACAAGCCCACCGAGGGCAGTTCTATTCCGTCTCTCCTCAAGACCAAAAGATTTTCACCTTCGATTGGACTCGCAGGTGAAATAAACTTGCCCCCATCTAAAAACACCCGCTCATAACGGATAAGATGAGGGCAAGCGTGAGCTATCTGCAAGTCTTTACTCATATTGTCACCCCATGAAGAAGTGGTTAACTATCCACACAAAACGGATAGTTACATGGGGGCATCAATAAAAGATTTACTTCATTCCCACTAAGTCCTGAATCAGAAGTGTACGAGCAACATCAATAACCGACTTAGGTGCCATAGTGATTGCTCTAAGAGCATCCACACAGGTAGAACCCTTTAAACCCGGTTCGGCATCTGCCAAAACTTGGCGGTTTGAAACTTCAAGGATAAGGCGAAGACGGATAAACTCTTTGAGGCAGGCTGCAAAATATCTTCTACCTGCCTTCATGGGACCCTCAGGGAACTTCTCGGACTGATAAGGAGCTATACCACTCCCACCCCAAACAAACTTGATCATCTGAGTCGTGAACACAGCTTGATTCATGACGAGTAACTTTGTGGGCATATACCTCTCTACGGAAGCCCAAAGACTAGCCACCAATCCCCCAAAGTCTGCCGCCTTTCTAAATTCAGGAGCGACTCTCTGCAACTCTCTGAAGTTAAGTAAGAAAGGGTTAACCGACAGCTTCACAGTCGTTGTACCCCCTCCGGCCACTTCAAAAGTCACCCCCGACAAGGCTAGATATGCGTAAAGGACAGCATAACCTCCGCTGGATATCGCGTTCCTATCCGTATTTTGAATACGCCTTGTCGCTAAAGGAGAGATGCAATCATCAATAAGGGTTGCGAGTATTTCCATCTGAGGCAAACTTGTTATCCTTGTGGATAACAACACATCCTCAGACATAGCAGGTATCTCTAACGCATCCTTAATTACCCCATTTAAATCCGCCATAAAAGAAGCATCATTCTTCACGGCTTCATTGATGAAGGCTTGCCATGTACCATCATCTCCTAACAGCTTTTCTGTGACTGCTCTCGGTTTACTCGGATAGTTAATGACGGCATCTTCATAGGTGAAGTTGTAAGCATCACCCGCACCACCACCATCTTCATCTTCGGGAGCGGAAAAGTCTGTGGAGATGCTTTTGACCGACTTTGAGGATACATTCCCATTGGCGATGTTAGATACAATCAGAGCCGAGGTCTGCTCAAAGACCGACTCTAGTGAGCCGAGATTTAATTTCAAAACAAAGTTAAATAACGAGTTACCCTTAAAATACTTATCAAAGACCGCAACGGACTGCTCAGATTCAGCTTGATTGCGTGCCTCTGTGGTTGGGTAACTCCTAGTACCACGGACATAGCTTGTAGCGTTATATGCCCTAAACCAAATGCGGTTCCAAGCCGACTCGTAGTCGGTGCGGTGTCTGTTCCATGCCTCCTTAAGAGAAGCCCAAAGCTGATTAATCTCCGTATTCGGCTTAGGATTGGAAGATGCCTTAAGTGGAGCACCCAAGAAACGATCTATAAACTTCATGTTGGTCATCTTGAGTTCAGCGGGAGGCTGTACGGTGGTCGTACCTAGCTTCACCATCGCACCCCACCACATCTGAACAAAAAAGTGCTGAAGGGTATCTAGGGGCATTTCCCCATATTCTTGTTTCTTAGCTGGACTATCCCATTTGGTCGGCAACATGGCGAGTTTATCCATTCCTGCCTGTTTCTTTAAAGCGGACAAAAATTCAGCCGCTTCCTTGTTGTGGGAGGCAAACCCACTCCGCTCGATCAGAACACCTAAGGTCAGTAGTTTCTTGTCCATTATCTTATCCTTTCAGAAGATTCTTAGCAGGTTGTCAATAAACAGAAAAAAAGTATCCCACACCCCCAACTAACATGATTAGTGTTGACTGACACCACCTACCCTGTGTAGACTAGGTGCTACCCCCCGTGTCTCGGTGACCAACCATATGAGGCACAACTAACCCTCTCTATGAGGAGACCATCGTGTTAGAGAAACTGCGGCAAGACCTTTTTGGGAAGCGGGAGGAAGCGGCGAAGGTGGAGGCTCAGATCAAAGCTCTAGAGGCTCAGATCAAAGCCCTTGAAAATAAAGACTCGATTTTCGACACCATGTTCAACGAGATTGAGTCGTATCAGGTTGTCACGATCCAACCGCCTAAAAACCGCCCCTCAAGGAGGACTTACAACTCCACAGAGAAGTGGCTGTATGACGGAAAGTCCGCCAACTACGAAAAGCTGAGAGAGTTTTGCCTCCGTCATGGGGGCAGGGACACAGCTATAAACTTTGCTCTAGGCGACTTGGAAGATTATTTTCAAGATTTTATCGTCTTCATCTGCGACAAGAACAATCTTTCCGCTATGGTGGATAAAGGCAAAGAACCCACACAAAACTCAATCTTCTACCATTTTAAGCAGTTCGTGTGGCGGGCAAGTATGGTCGAGGGACAAGATGCCCTGCAACGCCAACGCGGGCGTAAGACTCAACAAGAGTGTAAGCGTGGTTCTCGGTATCACTATCAGTCCGAAGACTCCGCTAAAGTGGTGACAAAGGTGGACGAGGATAACCCCGAAAACACCGAAGTAGACTACTTTTACGACTACACCTCCGAAGCTGAAAAGCTAGCTGAAGCTGATTCCATCTCAAATCATGTCAAACACCTCCTCACCTCCAAGTTCGGTCAGGAGACAGGTCTTATCCGATATGGAATATATCGTGATAAGGTCGAAGGCACCTATCAAACCCACCAAGAGTGGGCTGAGGCTAAAGGCATCACCACCATACACCTAAAGAAACACATCGAAGTGATCGAAAAGGTCATCGCCCAAAACCCCACCGATTTCGGATACTGAAAGAGCGATCCCCAACGGGGGAACACTTCCCTAGTAAAACACTTATATTTAGTATCCCATTCGGGTTATACAATTATTGTATGGCGAGTGAGAGATAGAACCCAAAATCCAAAAGAGAAGTTACCTCCATTATGCAACAAGACTCCTATGTTTCCCTCGCCATCAAGGTTCTCCAAGAACAATCTCAAGGTCTGACTCTCGATGACCTCACGGATAAGATTCTAGAAAAGAAGGGGTCTCCCCCCTTGGGCGGAAAGAGACCCAAAGCTACAATCCAAGCCGCTTTGTATAAGCACATGAAGAGGCATGGCGACTTCACCTTAGATAAGGCAGGTCTTTATTGGATAAAAACCGCTCAGGCTACCCACCCCCCCACCACCAAGACTCCCAAGACCAATCCAAAGCCGTCCCCCGCTCACCCTCACCAAGACAACTTCTTATCTGAGATCAAAGCCCACAACGACAAGGTAAGAAAGCAACTTTTGGATAATGTATTGGGTAAGTATAATGGGACTCAGTTTGAACATTTTGTGGCAGGTGTCTTGTCTCGAAAGGGCTGTCGTGATGTTCGAGTCACACCACCCACTAAAGATAAGGGTATAGACATAAGAGCCATTTATATAGGCTTAATCAATACTGAGGTTGCTATACAGGTTAAGAGATACGCAGGGAAAAACAAAGTCGGATCAAAGGAAGTTAGGGAGCTAAGAGGAAGCCTCAAGCATGAAAGCGGGATGATCATCTGCACCTCGGGCTTCACCAAAGAGGCAATTGAAGAAGCCAGCCGTAAAGATAATAAACCCATCGCCCTAGTTGATGGAAAGATGTTTATTGATTGGCTCATCGAGTGTCAAATAGGGGTCAAAAGCGAAGATTTTGTAGTCCTAAGCCTTAGTACAGATACGCTATAAGCTGACTATTTATTATCCAATAAATTTTCAAGTGCTTCCATCCGATCAAGTAGCTTGTTGTAATCCCTGCGGGACACAGAGCTAGATTTACTTAGCTCGTAGTTAGAACTCACTTCTTCCAATCTCTGTTTCAAATCTTCAACCTGCTTCTCTAGCTCTTTGGTCTGAACATCTGAACCCTGATGACGACCGCTACACCTTTTATCCATTTCACTTTCAGATTTGGTCTGTTTACCCTCGATCATCTTCTTAAAGACCACAAATCCAATCGCGACAACAACAGCTAATGGATTGTCGCCTAGTTTATCCAAAACTTTCTCTAAAATAGTGTCCTCTACCACCTGAAGTACTTCCGCTATGGGCTGAACCTCTTGAACGGACGATTTCTCAATTGCCCTCACAGGCTCAGGCTCAGGCTCAGGTAACTTCTTGGGGACAAATATGCGGGGAGGTTCTCCCACCGATAAGACAATCTTCCTGTCTTCACTCGATGGGAGGATTTTGCACTTCCCTATATCGTCCGTTAGATACTCCCCATCAGCATACCATCCGCCATCTTTCCAAAAGACGAGAGATACATCACCCCCTATTATGCACTCTCCGTCTGCCATTTCTTATTTCTTTGCCTGAATATCATCCGTGATGGACAGCTTGTCCGTGCGGTCGAGCATGAACCACTCGGTGGACACAGGCTCGAAACACTTGAAGTGGTCAAATACCACTTCCTTATCGAAGTCCTTACATGAGTACACATCAAGCTGAATCAGCCCCGGTGACTCCTCGTCCCACACATGGATGGCGATATGAGAAGTCTCAATAATGCAGACCCCTGTTACGCCCCTATTTCCCTCTTTATCCAAATATGTCGCATGAGGTCCATTAAGAATCTTCATGTCAATCTTGGAAATAAGCTCTTTGAGCCAATTCTTCGTCTGTTCCTCGCTCATGGGAGGCTTCATGACATGGGAACGAATCACAATGTGCTGATGAACTAGGGGCATACTCTGTGTACCTCAAAAGGGTCGGGAGGGTTAGTATCCGTTTGAGTACCCCCATAAACAAACTATTAATCAGCTATCCTTAGTAGACGGCATCAGGGTTGTCTGAGTTGTTCCTGCTAAGGTTGGGAGGGTTGACTATGGCATACTCTAGCCGCTCGAAATCTCTTTTGGCATCATATGCCGCATTGATGAAGTATTCTATGTTATCTACAGAGGCAGAACCGATGAAGTAACCTGAAGGTTCTCCCCCTAGTTTGCTTTTGTAGATGTTTATGATTGTCCCATCCCCTGAGAACTCATAACCCTCAATCATAAACGGATCGCTGTAAAAGATTAAGACTTGGGCTTTCACACTTCCGTACCGAAAATGGATAGTGGTGGTGGTCATAGATATTCCTTCAGCTTCCCTGTGACTAGAGCGTGGGTAAAGAGGAAGTGTGGGTAGTCTTTCTTAGCGAGTCCTACGATTGTTTTTGCACTTCTGAACTCCTGAACCCCCATTGTAATAAACTCACTCATTGTATCGCCATCATACATTTTACCTGCGTAAATATCCCAAAGACCTGAGAAGGCTTTTTCGCCTCTCCCTATGTTCTTTTCCTCGAAAGGATTGAAGCGACTAGCACAAAACGCTGTCACAAGGGAACATATAGACGGAGAGTGCCATTCAAGTGCGTGCATCGCCTCATGGATAGCAACTCTTAGGTCATCTTTTCTATCCATTTCAATTCTACCTAACCCCCCCAATCCCGCCACAAGATAGTTTGCCCTAACTCCCTTCTCATATTTGAGCTGTATCACCCTTTTATCCGTATAGTGGCTCATGATTTTCAGAGCATAAAAAATCCCCTCCAAATGAACCTTCTCAGGCGTAACACCTAACTCATCATAAATAACTCCAAAACCCGGATACTCCGAACACACGATAAGGTTATGTCCATCCCTTGTTATTGTTTGAGGGGCTATTGTTTGAGGTGTAAGGGAAGTAAGTGTGTCGAGAAGTATGGTTTCATCTTTGTCCTGTTTCTTAACCATTTCCGTCTTGTTCAGTTCCAATATGGATTTGGGTACATGGCTGGCGTAAACTAAATGTGGGTGTCCCTCCGCCCTTGCTATTTCTGTTTCTATGTCTGTGTGTCCACCAAGTAATCCATTTAGCTCCATTAGTCCTGATATGTACTCAGATTTAGTCTTAGTTTCGTACATATCAGGGATGCCATCTACGAGTTTCCTTTTGGGCTTGATTGCTACGGATATCTTATCTCTCAATCTTGAGAGATATTCCGTTGCAGTTGAACGGAAGCCCCTGTCGATAAAAGTATCCATTGAGAGACCAAGTTGTACACCATTGAGATCGAGCCAAGCCTTTAGACTTTCCTCGGTATCTTTCTTTATCTTCTTAGCCATCTCGTCATAGACACTCTCATTTCTTTTCCGCCCTGATGGTAAATAGATAGCGTCTTTCAGTTCTAGCTCTGCCTTTAAAAGGAAATCGGGCAGCGTAGTTTCCGATAGGTGCTGACAGGCATATCTCTCTAGTAAAGAGCCCGCGTAGTTTATGGAGGTATCTCCAAGTATGTTGTCCAACTCTACATACAGGGGTCGCCCCGTTGTTTTGGAATAAGAGTGGGTGGCGGCAATAATCCGACGACCAAAACTCGATTTGTGCGTTTTGAAAATACCTGCCTTCTTTTCCATTATCTCAGCAGAGAGCCGATGCTTTTCAAGCATCGGTTGAATGAACCTTTGGTCGATGGCTTTATCTTCCTTAGCTGAAGTATTACCCGAAATATCCGTGGCAGGTACTCCCCTTAAGTCTTGTTCAATAGACTCACCCTCAGCCTTTTTAAGTAAAAGAGCTTTGGTTTTTAGAAGTCGATCCGTGCGGATGCCCCAATCCTCCATTAGATTTGAAATACCCCTATATCCTGATCTGTCCTCACGCACTACAACAATCAAGACTTCTTTGGATAGTTCTACTCGCTGTTCCATGTAGCTATCTTCCAAACGGGGGAGAGCTAACTCAGCCTTGGTCTCCATCATGTACTCGTGGAACTTCTTGTAGTTCACCTTAGTAAATCTAATATCCATAAACTCTAAGCCTTCTTCGCTCTTTAATCCTATAGCCTGCGGGCGAACTATCCAATCCTCAGCGTTTAAGGCAACTGAAATAACCGAAAAGAAACGGTCTTCCCTTTCACCCTTGAACCTGTCGACGGAGTATCCAATACCTTTCGATCTAAACAGCCTAAGAAGAGGCTGTAGGCTAAATAACTTGGGTGTTCTGTATGCGTATTTCATATTTCTCACCTAATATCGAGATACCTTTTAGGATTCATAGAACCATTACAATTCCTATATGTAAGAGAACACACAACGGAGGAATAACATGAATTGGATAAAAGACTTTGACGATGCAGATGTCGCAGTTACACCCGAAAAACTTGTGAAGTGGGGTGATGCCGAACAGCACTTTCAAATCTGTGTCGCACCACTCAAGAACACATATCCAAAAGTCGAATTGGATAAAGGGGAGGTGGACTACCTCGATGAGCGTATTTTTAAAATCATAAAAAAGAAGAAGACCGAAGCAGACCATCAGAAAGACCCCAACGAGGAAGAAAAAAGATGGAGGACGGGGCTGTACGGCGAAGCGGCGGTCTGCAAGTTCTTGGGTTTGGACTTCACCGAAGTGTTGGACTTATCCGTTAGGTGCTCGCAAGAATTCTCTTCCGATCTTAGCCAAGCGGGATATGCGGTCGGAGTAAAGAGCGTCTGCTGGGGGAACTATCCCATAATGTACCCCAACCGACAAGGCTCTTCACCTGAGGTGATTGTCTTCAGGGAAACCTCTAATGATCGGGAGATGTTCTACATAGCAGGTCTCTCTAGCCCAAACGACTTAACAGACCCCAACAACTTTAGGCGTGAGTTTGTCCGAGCTCACGCGGCAAGGGACAAAGGAAAATCCGCATTTATCGCAATAGATAAACTTCAGCCCCTAACTATCCAATCCATTTATCCGTATCGGATAGTCTTCTGAAAAACACTCAGAACTGATGGACTAGGGACATACCCCTAATGGATGGGTGTGGTATAAACCACTATAAAAAGTCTAAAGCGTTAAGGAACCTCCGTGAAGACTCCCTTAAGATACCCTGGTGGTAAGTCAAAAGCGTATGAGCTAATCACCCCACACTTATTCTCCAAGAGCTATCCCAAAACTATCGTTTCTCCCTTTCTCGGTGGAGGGAGCCTTGAGTCTCGGTGGGCAAGTGAGAAAATGGTTCAAGTTTTAGGCTTCGACATATTCTCAATCCTCGTAAACTTTTGGCGAGTTCTTCTCACAGAACCTCAGAAACTCTACGAGGAAGCCT